ACGACTTCAAGTTGATTCTAGATGAAACTACAACAACACCAGATCTAGTAGATCGCAACGCAATCTACGCTAAGATCCTACTCAAGCCAACCCGCTCAGTAGAGTTCTTCGCACTAGACTTCGTTATTACAAACTCCGGGGCGTCATTTGACGATTAAAATTCGGAAATAAACCATATATAATATAGGAACTATAGGAGAACATAAAAATGGCAGACATCTTCTGGTCAGCACCAAACTCAGATCCCAAAAGAGGATTTAGATTTATATTAAATATTGGCGGTTGGCCCGTCTGGGTTGTCAAGACCGTCTCTAAGCCCTCTCTTGAGGTAGCCGTCGTCGAACATGACTTTTTAAATCACAAATTTAGATACCCTGGTAAGCTAACCTGGCAGTCGCCTATTGATGTCACGGTTGTAGATCCGGTCAATCCAGACATGGCACGCACCGTCTTAGCTGCTGTTGAGTCTGCTGGCTATGTAGCACCGGACGCAGGCCTAGCCGACTTGACAACGATAAACAAGGCAGCTGCAATCAGCGCCCTCGGCAGCGTCGAGATCGATCAGATCGACTCTGATGGCGGCTCAGTCGAGACTTGGAAGCTTCACAACGCTTGGATCTCCAAGGTTGAGTACGGCGAACTAGCATATGACAACGAAGAATTAACCGAAATCAGCCTCAGCATCGAATATGACTGGGCAGAAATGACTGTACACGGCACTGTTATACCGCAGGACGCATAACCGATAATCTCGGGAAACAAAGAAAAGAAAAGTATTAGCATAGAGCTAAGAAAGGTTTTATAAATGAGTAGAAATAATAATGATCGTCTAGGGGCAACTACGCTTACCGCAGAAACCCCTGCACCTGCTGTCGCAGTAGGACCCTCTTCAACAGGACAGGCACCTCTTTCTTGGAGCACTCCAACGGAAATCGTGACCTTGCCTTCAGGGGGGAGATTCTATAGTGAAGGTCATCCACTTCACAATAAGGAATCCGTAGAAGTCCGCTTCATGACAGCGAAAGAGGAAGATATCCTAACATCCCAGGCTCTTATTAAGAACGGTGTAGTCCTTGACCGTCTTATCGAGAGTGTGGTTCTTGATAAGGGAGTAAAAGCAAATAATCTCCTAGTTGGGGACAAGAACGCCATCTTGGTGGCTACTCGCATCACCGGCTACGGCAGCGAGTATAACACTACGGTTACTTGTCCTGCTTGCGAGACTCGACAACGTTATGAGTTCCTTTTAGAGGAAGCTCAGCGAATTACAACCGGCGAAGGCGTCGAAGGCGTCGAGTTCACCGATAAGGGGACTTTTACTTTCACCCTGCCACTGCTTCAGTTAGAAGTCGAGTGTCGCTTACTAACTGGCACTGATGAACAGTCTATGATCAAATCCCAGAAGCAAAAGAAAAAGCTAAAGCTCGGCGAGACTGCCTTGACCGACCAGCTGCGTCACATTGTGGTATCTATTGCCGGCGACACTACCCCAAATGTCGTATCTTCGTTCATCGCTGCATGTCCAGCCAGAGATTCTCGCTTTATCCGAGAAACATACGCTCAGGTGGCTCCAAATCTAACTCTTCATCAGAATTTCGCTTGCGAAAGCTGCGGGCATGAAGAAGAGGTGGAGGTTCCGTTAACTGCGGAGTTTTTTTGGCCTAAATGATGAGTATTCTGGCCTAGTTTATGAGGAATTCTTTCAGTTAAAGTACTACGGAGGGTGGAGCTTCTTTGAGGCGTATAATTTACCTATTAAACTCCGCAGATGGTTCCTAAAGCGTCTAGCTGACCAGATTAAGAAAGAAAATGAGGAACAAAAGAAGGCTGCTGCGAAAGCAAAGGCTAAGAGGAGGTAGCTGATCCTCCTCTTTTTGTACCTATAACTACTTATAGAGTAGGGACTAACGAGGTATAAGTAATGAAAAATCCTGATGACTTTTCCAATATAGAGATCGACCTCGGTGCTAACCGCCGTGGCGAACTGAATGAAAACATGATGATGGTATTTGCCGCCTGGGTACAATACCTCATCGAGAAGATGTTTCGAGGAATCAAGGTCCCGGTAAAAGTAAGAGGCAACCGAATTGAAGTCGGCCGCTTCGTTGACACCCTTGTCGGGGAAAAAAGATATATGACCGCTGTACAGAAATACGGTCTCGATGACCCGCTAACCTTCAAAAACAGACAACTACTCCAGAAGTCAATCCAGAAGTTTGAGAAGGAAACAGGCATTACTTGGCCTATCAAGTAGGTGACCTAGATGGCTGATAATCCCATAGACCCGAAGGCCCAGGCCACCGCAGAAAAAGAACTGTTAGGGTTACTAACAAAGCAGGCAGATCTTCAAAAAAGCCTTGCCGCTTCGTCGGGGAAGATGGCAGATCTTCTTAAAGATCGTTTAAAAACTATCCAAGCTGAGGAACTCCAACTAAAGAAGAACAGTGAGTTAGACAAGGCAGCTATAGAGAGAGTGGTCAAAAGATCTGAACACCTTCAGAAGGTAGCTGTTCAGGAAGAAAGAATCGCTAACCAAAAGAAAAAGGACGACGAGGCAGAGGCAAAAAGGCAAAAGGCCCTCTCCGAAGCCACAGCAGAAAGGCAAAAGGCTGCCGAGGCTTCGCTCAACAGAATGGTCGGTCTGTCAACAAAACTTTCTCAAGAGGTGATTAAGGTACACGATGCTTATAAAACTCTAGGGAAGGCGACTGGTCTAGTTGAACAGTTCAGCGGCGAGACCACCGCAGCGTGGCAAAGCACGGCAAAATTTGGTGCAACCCTTGAGGATAACTCCGTAGCGGTTAAGGCTCTTCAGGATGACTTGCCCCGGCTGACCTCTATAGTTAAATCTGATCGTGCTGCATTAATAGAACAAGCCGTTGCATATGAGAAAGCAGGCCTTGGCGCCGAAAATTTCAGTTCTATCGCTGGTACGATGATGAACACGCTTGGTCGCAGCACAAAAGCGACGATTGCGTTCAGCCAGTCAATAGTTAAACTCGGAACCGAAACTGGCATCGGAGCTACGAAGCTTGCCTCTGTGTTCAAGGATATGGGAAAAGATCTTGTTCAGTTCGGCGACGACGCTGAGTCTACTTTTATCAACTTGGCTAAGCAATCACGTTCTCTTGGCGTAGACATGAAGGACTTGTTGTCAATAGCTGAAGGGTATGATACTTTTGAAGAGGCAGCGACACGAGTCGGGAAATTAAATGCACAAATGGGACTGAACCTGAATGCAGTTGCGATGATGAACGAACAGGATCCAACAAAAAGAATACAAATGATCAGAGACCAATTCCTCATGACTGGTAAATCATTTGAAACGATGACTCGACTGGAGAAGAAAGCAGCCGCCGACTTGGCTACTGGTGGTGACGTGTCTCTTGCCGCTCGCCTATTAGGTTCCGAAGACGACTTTAAGCAGGCGACAAAGGGGCGGGAAACTGCCCAAGAGCTGGCAGATGAGTTTATGACCCTTGGTAATAAGATAACGGCATTGTTCCAAAGCTTTTTAGCTGCGGCAATGCCTGCAATCAAAGTCGGGATCTTTGCTATTGGGTTATTTGTCGATGTCTTGTCTGGGCTTGTCTGGTTCTTGGACACTAAGCTTGGTGCAGGAATAACAGTCGTTTTGGCATTCGGCGCTTCATTTGTGGCTCTCACGGCTGCCGTAGGTTTCGCTTACGGTAAAATACAAATGCTGTTTGGAGCCTTGCCTGCTCTCCTGGGGTTGGTAAATAAACCGATGAACGTAGGCATCGGCCTAATCAAGAAAACGGCCGCCGGCATCATGTCTCTGCCTGGGCTGTTTAAAAAGGGGGCATCTGGAGTTGCCTCCTTCGGCAGCACGCTGAAAAAAGCCTTCACGGACATCCCAGGGACCTTAACATCAATTGCCTCGGGCGCAAAAAGTGCTGGATCAAAACTCTATGACTTCCTCACAGGAGCACCTGCCGCCGCAAAAGAAACAACAGACGCTCTAGGTTCTGCTCAAACGGCAGTAGAAGGGATTACAGACACTGCCGATGTAAAATCACCAAGTATTGGGTCAAGTATAAAGGAAAAACTATCAAACTTGGCTGAAGGCTTAAAGTCTCTAGCGGGTGGCAAAGTAGCAAAGGGTTCGTTCAACCTACTGAAGGCTGCGCCCGGTCTTTTACTTGCAGCCCCAGGGCTAGCTCTAATCGCCCTCGTCGGCAAGATCGATAAAGGCGGTAAAGGTATCAAGGGCATTTTATCAGGACTAGGAAAAGGTCTGACCCAACTCGCCACTGGCGCCGCTGGAGCTGGCGTCCTTCTCCTCGCCTCGGCACCTCTTTTACTTGCGGCCCCAGGGCTAGCTCTAATCGCTCTCGTCGGCAAGATCGACAAAGGCGGTAAAGGCATCAAAGGTATTTTATCAGGCCTCGCCGCCGGGTTGACCGCACTGGGCAAGGGTCCCGTGTTTATGGGGGCTCTTGCTATTGCTGCCGTTGGCCTCGCCCTACTCCCGTTCGCCCTAGCTATGAATATGATGGCAGGCGTCGGCATCGGCACCTTTATCGGAGCGGCTCTTGGCGTCGGCCTTATTGGGCTCGCCGCCGCAGGGCTCGGAGTAATCGCACCCTTGGTTTTCATCGGCGCCCTAGCTATCGGTGCCCTAGGCCTGGCATTAATCCCATTTGCGTCTGCCATGAGCACTATATCTTCGGTCGATCCATCTAATATGTCCGCAGTGGCGACCGGAATAGGCGAGATTGCCTGGGCAGCAGCCAAGGTTGCACTTTATTCAGCAGGCGTTCTAATTGGTTCTGCGGCATTAGGAGTATTAGGGGTATCCTTAACATCTTTCACAAAAGCGTTGGATCAGATGAAATCAGTGGACGTGTCTACGCTGCCTGCTCTTGCTCTGGGAATAGGTGAAATTGCTTGGGCGGTTGCTAAATTAGCACTCTATTCAGGTGGGATTGTTATTGGTGCAGGTGCGTTAGCAACACTGGGTAGTTCTCTACTTGATTTCGGGTTAGGCTTAGGGCTGATCGGGTCCAACATGGAAGGTTTCGTCACCTTCTTAAATACTATAAATGCAATCGACGCATCAGGGATTTACTCTCTCGCTACCGCCATGAACGCTCTCTCTATGGCTGGTTTCGCTCTTGGGCTAGCTTTCGCCAATCCGATCACTCTCTTTGGCTTGTGGTCTTTATCTACGATGCTCGACAACATGTTCTCTGCGGATAAGGTTGCGGGTGCAACTGCCCTTCAGGGTGCTTTTGATGGGGTTCAAAATCTCATCAAGGCTTCGGTTGAGATAGACCCAACCTCTATCGAAAATGTAGAAAAGCTGGTAGATCAAGTAATAAGGGTTACAGACGAAGCGAACACGAAGGAAGATGTGTTGGATAAAATCATGCGAATACTAGGTATTGATGAATCCGGGAAGAAAGAAGGCGCTGCATCCGGCTCACCAACAACCATTAAGTTAATGCTTAAGGAACGTGAACTTGGCTCAATCGTCGCTGATTTAATTGACCAACGGTACGACCTGGCAACAGCCACAGGATAAGGAGCGAAATAGATGGGTAAGTATGTACAATCGAAGGGCGGCTCTTTAGAGAGTCACAGTAAAGAAAGCGGTTTTGGGGATCTTGTAAATTCAGGGCTATATGTCACCTTTACTCATGTTCCAACTGGGCATCTGGTTAGACTCCCCGCTGCCTTGGAATCTTTCGATGACACTTTCACAACGAACACCAGCGCTGAATCTGTGTATGGTCGCATGGACGATATCGTCATATATAAGAGCACTGGTCGGGAAATAACAGCAAGAATAAAAATAGTGCCTTACGATGTCGCAGATGCTCAGGAACTACTCGCAGCAGTCGGCACACTACAAAAGTTCCTATACCCCACCTACGGGGAAAACAAGCTCGGCACGGGAAAGGCGGTCAGTGTTACAACTATAGACACACCTCCCCTTATAAGGACGAAACTAGCGAACTTGATAACAAACCCAGCAGGACTCGGGTTATTAGGATTTATGAAGCAGTTCAGCCTTGCGCCTGATATTGATGCGGGATTTATCACGACCAAAATCGATAATCAGGTGGCGCTTCTGCCAAAACAGTACAGTATGGACTTTAACTTCAAGGTTCTTCACGATCACGACCTCGGCTGGAGCAAGGCCGGTAACTTCCTCGAACCAAGTTCTAAGTTTCCTCACGGCATCCACCACGGCGCCCCAAAACCTCCTCCTGCGGCAAAGCCCAAAACAAAAGAGCAACGAGACAGGGAAGCGGCTAATAGAGAGGCTCATTTGAAAGCGACTCTTCAAAACCGTAATCCTCGGAACACCACCAACCCCGGTAGTGGTGGTGGGATGGATCACTAATGACTGTCTCAAGATTCAACCGACGAGGTAAAACTGTTAACAGGGACGAGGGGTACGTCGATGCCCATCTTCGTGATCGGGACCTGAAACAACTCACTCATTATACCACGGGGAAATTATTTTATCCTACGGTGGATGAAATAATGAAAATGGAGGTCATAAGTGTAACTTGGTCTCATGGTGACAGACTCTATAAACTTGCCGCTGAACATTACGGCGACGCATCCTATTGGTGGGTTATCGCCTTCTTTAACAAAGTAGCAATGGACTCGGATCTACAAATCGGCGACCGAGTGAATATCCCAAACCCAATCGAGCGAGTTTTAAGAGCATACGGAGTATAAAATGGCGAAGAGTAAGAAGAAGCCCGAGCCGGTCAGCGCCCATGACGAAGCCGGAATAGCCAGGACCCGATTAAACAAGCAGCAATTTCTTATCGAGAATATGGACTTGCTGGCTTACCCGTATACCGGCACGCCCGAGTGGGACAAGAGGAAAATACCTAAAAACAAAGAATTTAAACACATCACACCAGTTACAATATCCTCGTCAGAATTGATCAGCATTCTAAACAAGACAACTGGCGCAGAGGATTTCTTAACGGCATCTTCTGAGGAGATATCCTCCTTGGTACCTTCGATCCGCTTATATATGCCTACCAATAAAAATGGCAAGCTAGAAGACTCATTAGTATATTTCGGCAACCATATCAGAGTTGGACAGGACGCTCCGAAGCCATACGAGCCAACACCTGGCCCTCCAACTGAAGAACAGTTCTTTCAGAGCGCCCTCGGTAGGGGGGTTGGCATTAAATCTTTTTCCTACGATCAGCATACAAACCACCCCGGTGAGAAGAGTATGACTGCGGAGGTAGAGCTATTCTTTCAATCGATTTCTGATTTAGCCTCGGGACCATATATTGAACTCATAGTCCCGGTACTAGACCCAGATAACCCAAGTTCTCCTATGAATAATCCATCGGGTAAGGAGATTTCAAGTGAGGAAAAACTCGCTGCAATGAAAAAAGAGAAGAAGGCGATCAACACAAGTTTTTCAAAGGTCGGCACCCCTCCCGCTTCAAGGATTCGAGCAGTCATCGGTTGGGCAGCCCCGAGGATAACCCCGGCTTCTCCTTTATATAACAAGAGAATAGCGGAGTTTGTAAAGGCATCTCAAGAAACTATCATCTTAGAGATGACTAAGTATGATTTAACCTTCGGCTCAGAGGGTCAAGCTACCTTGAAGATAAGTTATGTTGCTCGTGCTGATAGCGCCATGTCTGGTCCAACGGCAGACCTGTTGGTCGGCAGCCCCCATGCCCCCGGCGTAATGATATCGATTAAAGACCTAACAAATAGTTGGACTCTGGGCGGCGCCAAATCAGATTTCGAGTCTTTAGATGAGGATAGTTATGTGCGGATGCTTTTCTTAGGGGAGCTTTCAAAGAACCCCTCCGTTAAAGCAATAAGATTACAAGAAAGAAAGGCGAGGACAGATATTCGCATCCACTCTCTTGCGGTAGAGATAGCCAGGCTGGAATATGCGGACGACGAAGAAAACGAGGATAAGATCACTAAGGCGGAAGAGGCTCTGGAGATGTCTAAAATGCTCGCCGCCAAGATCGCCGCCTTTACTAGGGCTGAGAGATACGGGGCTCTCTTAAAGAAAATGAACGACAGCCAGAAAATATATCAGCTTACTATTCCCGATGAATATCTAGGATTAGACAACAGTGGTTGGGTCACTGATACCGTGACCCCGGAGCGAAAAAAGTTCCTAGAGACTGAAGGTTTAAAAGCCCGCAAGAAAATGTTCGGGATAGCAAGATCAGGCTTCTCCTCCTTGAGTGAGACCGTAACTGCCGCCGCAGCGATGACAGATAAAACAGAAAGAGAGGAAGCCATAAGCTCCGCTCAGAAGGAGAGGAGCAGTGACAAAGAGGTTAAAATGAACTACATGCTTCTCGGGGACCTACTGGATGCAGCCTATGACTTAACTGAACAAAGTAAAAACGACACAAGAGGGTTGATCCTCGCCGAGTTCGTACTTCCTCAGACTATGCCTGGGATAAACAGCCGCCGATACAATATCGCTGATATCCCAATTTCGATGTCCGGATTCGAAGCTTGGTTTTTGAAAAAGGTTGTAAAGCCACAGCGGGCTACTTATCCTTATCGAACCTTCATCAAGGATATATTAAAGGCTCTAGTTGAACCTGCTATGAATCAGCCGGGTTTACTAAAACCAAGAGATCCTGCTAAAAAGTCAGGGTACAGTTTTTACTTCACCAACCTCACCACTCCGATGAAGTTCAAGAAAGGAGAGGCGTATGACCAAGCATCTAAAGAGATAATAGGCATCCCAGGAACTAAAGTAATGCCTGAGCGCTACGACCAGTCGGAATATAACGACTACCTTGTTATTCTTTCAAGGGAAGGGTACAGGGGCACGGGAAGCTACGACACTGATCTCGGGAGGGGGATATACCATTTAATCATCGGCGGCGATCGAGGACCTGTTAAGTCCTTTTCTTTTTCCCAACAGGAAAACAAATACATGCACGCCATTAACATGGCCGGCGCCTCCACTAGTAATAAGATTGGCGTTCTCGCCCTCCCTCAGGACGCAGAGCTTAACCTAGTCGGGACCACCTTGTTCAGGCAAGGTTCCCTAGTCTATATTGACGCTGAATTTGCCTTGGGGAAGGAAGTCGCTCGTAAACTCAAAATAGGTGGCTACTACTTCATCTCGAAGGTCACTCACGACTTGAGTGCGGACAAATATGATACGAAGATCAAGTGTATCTGGCAAAACGATTATCAGCCTCCGCCCCCCAAGCCCCCGTCGAAGAGTCAAGTTAAATCTGAAAAAGCGGGGACAAAATAAATGGCACAGCAGAAAAACCCATTTAGAATCAACGCATATGGGTCAAATGACTTATCTACCATAAAATCCTTCTCTTCTCGGAAGGAATATAAAGAGCAAGTCTTTCCCCAAGGGTTAATTCGAAATCAAACATCCTTGCGGGGTGTAAATCAAAAATACGGCAAGTCATCTCCGGATGGTATCCCGCTTGTAGTGAGGGAGAAGAGCCTAACCCAGATAAGGTATACTAAGGACCAAAGCGTGTTGTACACCCTTGATTTTGTAGGTCAAGCGTGGGATGACCTCGTTACTAGAATGAGAAAGTATGCTGGCCAGGGGAGAATACACGAGGATAGTCCATTTGCTATGCTTCAGGCAACTCAGGCATGGACCGCCGTAGATGACCTCTATGACAGTCACATGAAACGGCTTGTATATCCTCTTTTTGTAAATGAATACTTAAAGGACCCCCGCCGCCAGCGGTCGATTCTAACTTTTGGTGATTTCCTAAGGGAATTCTCTCGGTTTGTAAGGGACACCTCCTCGGTCCTGCCCGTCACTCGCTCTGGTTTTATTGAGAGCAGTTTCTGTTCCCCTTATATATCGGGACTGATCATTGATACAGCGGATGCCCCTCATGACTTAGACTTCCCAAAGGGTGAGCTATATGTTCACGACCTCAATTTTCCTTTCTTTGCCAATGTGGCCGCCCAACACGGCTTCCTTATAGACGAGGACGCTCCTTGGCGGTTGATATTCAACACTTCTTCTTCCAAGGGGCAGGAGTATATGGTAGAGAATTTAAATTTGAATAGTCCCGCCTCTTCTGCCGTCTTAGAGGCGTTCCATGAGCAAGATTTTTATCCATCTCTTGTCTTGGACGTCGGCCTCTTACAGATTTACCTTGTATCGATGTATAATGCTTTTGCGGAGAGACAGCCAAATGCTTTCGGCCCTGTCATCTCCAACGACCAAGCTTCGACGATCAAGTCTTCAGCGACTCTACGGGAGATGGTCTCGGGAAGCGTATTTGATGTCGAGACCGGAACCTACGGATGGCTTTGGATGTTGAAAACGCTATACTATTGCCGTCTATACGAAACAAAATCAGGCGGAAACGCACTTAGGACAAAAAAAGGCTTGCGTGAACTCTTCGATGTGTACTATAATAGTGTAGAAGATGAAGGTGGGGAAGAGGCTGCGTTTGTCAAGGCAGCCAACCACTTACAGAAGAACATCCTTTAACCGAAAGGGATCCGTGTTTTTTCAAACACTTGATGAAAACCTAGCCTGCGTCGGCGTCTATCACGAAGGTAATTTGATCTTCGACGACGCCGAAGTTCGGGACATAATCAAAAAAAGTAAAGCAACTTGGAAATACTCCCCTCACTTGTCGAAGTATCAAGACAAGGAATACGCTTTCTTATATACCCAGGGAAAGACCATCGCAGAAGTATGCCCGGATCACCTCTTAGAGGAGTGGGAAAACGCCACTGCCAAGATGAGAGCCCATTACCGAGCGCTTAAGATTGCAAAAGTAGATACGAACGCAAACTGCATCTGGGACATGATCCCAGGCAGAGACATCAAAGAACTGTGCGAAGTGAAGACTCGGATTACAGAACATGTTCTTGAGAATTATGAACGCCCGGCAAACTATGACCATCTACTCCAAACCGCCAAGCTTTTAGAGAAGATTCGCCGACAACGGGTCACAGTGGAAATGGACAAACGCTGGCTGACCTCCTCAGACAAGGCCACCGTTAATATGGCAAGGCTCCTGCGGGACACTGTTCCATATACTCGATATAACCAGTTCGGCACCCGTACCGGTCGCCTCACCACAGAAAAGGGGTCTTTTCCGATCCTGACTCTGAAAAAGGAACTGCGTACAGCGATCAAGCCTAAGAATGATTTATTTTTAGAACTTGATTACAACGGGGCAGAACTTCGTGTACTATTAGGTATGCTAGGACACGAGCAACCTTCTGTGGACGTACATCAGTGGAATGTCGATAATGTATTTGACGGTGACATCACGAGAGAAGAAGCTAAGACAAACTTCTTTGCCTGGCTCTACGGCTCCCGCCATCCTAAAATTATAAAGTATGGAAAAGTGTTAGAGAAGTTTTATGACAAAGACGCCTTGCTCGATCGTTATTGGGATCGCAAGACCATCTCTACTGATTTCCATCGGATCTTGGAAACGGATGAATATCATGCGTTGAATTTCCTGGTTCAATCCACTTCTGCGGACATGACGCTCGACGCTGCTGTTCGCCTCGACAATCTATTAGACACTTACGCAGCCAAGACTGAAATCTCCTTCCTCATCCACGACAGTGTGGTGCTCGATTTCTCTCTAGAGGACAAGCCCTTGTTAAAAGAGATACTCGACACTATTCAGGCGACAAAATGGGGTAAGTTTAAGATTAACGCCGCTGCCGGTACCGACCTCGGTACTCTCAAGAAAATGAAAGTTTAGGAGTTTATCTGTGCGTGTTATAATCGGTGCCGGCGAAGCCGTCAAACCTGTCTTGACTCAATTCGGGAAAGATGAAAATTATACTGTAGTCCATCTAGAGGTCTCCAAGAAGGGGGATACTATGGAGGAATATGAGGCACAGTTCCCAGAGTCTACGATAAAGAAGGCATTTAGAGGTAAGGCACCCCGAGGCTGTGACGCTGTATTCGTAGTACATGCGGGTGCTGCCGTCAATGGGATTCTTCTTCGGGCGATGGAGATCTTAAAAGCGAAGGACGCTACCATCTCCGTATTGTATCTGATCCCGTCATTGGCATCGCTCTCGACAAAAGAGGATACCAACCACAATTTCACATTTGGGGTCCTTCAGGAGTTAGCCCGCTCGGGACTATTAGAAAAGATGTATATTATTGACGTGGACAGGGTAGAAGGGATGTTGGAGAACATTCCCGTAGCAAAATATGAAGAATATTTAAATACCTACATTACTTCGAACTTCTCCATGATTAACTACTTCAACCATGTGGCTCCGGCTGTTCATATTCCAACAGAAGTTCCTCTTGGAGCGAGAATCTGCACTTTGGCGTCATTTAGTTTTGAAACGAATCCACAGGACTTTTTCACCCTTCAGAACACCACCACCCGTCATTACTATTTCGGGGTATCAAAAAAACAATTAGAAGAAGACGGAACACTCTTTAGGAAAATCAAAGAGTTCATGAAGACTCAGGATGATAAAGGGGTGAACACAGGGTTCAGCATTCACGAGGTTGAACTCGAAATCCCTAGGATCTGGCGAGCTTGCTATTCTAGTGAACCCCAGAAAACATAAGATCCGTTTGTTCCCCGCTCAACTACTTATTCTAACGCACATGAGCGGAGGAACTATGGTAAATGAGCGAAGAAATCAAATCATCGAAAGGGGTCTTGTTAGCAGCATTTGTTAACGGAGGCGACGAAGAGCTACAGACAGCAATTAACACGATTCTAGAGGCATATGAATTATCCAACAAGCATTTATTTGTCTTAAAGGATATTGAAAATCCCGAAAGAAGAGTTGTCACCTTTAACACTATCCCTGACGGGCAGCGGTTTACCAAGACCCCATACTTCACCTTGCGACTTCATCGAAAGAAGGCAACGAACACCCTCTACACCATCAACGGGCTAAATGCTGCGATTGAAGCTGAGCATGGCAAAAGAGGCAATAACTTGAAACTGGACTGGGAGTCCTACCGGAACAGCATCCTGCTAACCCTTAAGGGGACTATGCGTGCGGTAAAGGTTGACTTGGATACCATTCTTGAGGTAGAATATGTATCAGCAGAGGACGGACAGCCTGATGACATCGTGGATCTACTCGCCGAGAGCAAGAACGAAAAATAAATCACTTTTTTTCTTGACAGACTTAAGATCGCCCTGTATATTAGTATTATAGAGTTACACAACCGTCGAGATTGTCTCGGCAAAAAACCAACAGAGCCGGCTGAACCCCGGCAAGAAAGGAAGAAGCTATGGCTTTGGACATTGCTCGCATGCGAGAGAAGTATGCGAAACTTACTAACAAGGGCGGAAACACTAACGAGTCCTTCTGGAAACCTCAAGACGGCACTCAGGTAATTCGCCTAGTGGTGCCAGCGGATGGCGATCCCTTCTGTGACCTTCATTTTCACTATAGCCTAGGCGCCAACGAACGCACTAACCTATTGTGTCCACAGCGAAACTACGGCGATGACTGCCCTGTCTGTTCATTCGCCAATCAGCTTTGGAACGGTTCTGACGAGGAGAAGACCCTTGCCCGTAACTATTTCGCTAAAATGCGAGTTTTCGCACCTGTAGTGGTTCGAGGAGAAGAAGACAAGGGTGTTAGACTCTGGGGCTTCTCAAAAACCACTTATGAGAAGCTGATGGGTATCGTTCTTGATCCTGAGTACGGTGACATCACCGATGTCCACGAGGGCACTGACCTTCGCATCGACTACGGTAAGGCTGCCGGCCAGAGTTGGCCAACTACGGATGTTCGCCCTGCTCGTAAAACCACTCCGTTGGCTGAGACGGACGAAGAGATTAGCAAGCTAGTGGCTACCATGCCCAACTTCGACGACCACTTTGAGCGCCGAACCACGGCACAGGTTGCTGCTGTCCTTGAGGAGACACTCGGCACGGAAGCTACTGCTGAAGAAAACAGCAGCGAAACTGTTAAGTTCGGTAACAGTTCTGCCGAGACAGCTAAAGCAGCTAAGGGCGATTCAGGCGCCGTGACTGATATTGACGATGCTTTTAACGAGCTGCTAAGTTAATAATTGAGAACAAGGGCACGGGGAGGCACAGCCCATCCATAAGTAATAAATGTGGATAAACTGGGTGTCTCATCTTCTTTTTAAATGGCGGAAGCGGAATGGCTACAAAAGCAAAGAAATCCCATAGCAACCTTCAGGCACTGAAGGCTATGTTGAATAAAAAGGCTGAGGTTTCATATAATCTCACCGAGAACGATCCTTCAACCGTTACTGATTGGATTCCAACTGGCTCTCGCTGGCTGGATAATATCATTAAGCAGGGCACCCGAGCAGGATTCCCGGTAGGGAAGATCTCAGAGGTCGCAGGTCTTGAGGCAACTGGCAAGAGTTATATGGCGGTCCAAGCAGCCGTCAATGCCCAAAAAATGGGGATGGATGTCGTCTACTTTGATTCAGAATCAGCCATTGATGCCGCCTTTCTAGAAAAGTCGGGGATCAATTTAGACCAACTTCTTTATATCCCAGCAACTTCGGTAGAGTTTGTTTTCAACACTATTGATGCTGTTATTGCCCAGACTGAAAACCAAGTGCTCTTTGTGTGGGACAGCCTAGCGTTTACTCCGTGCGTCGCAGATAATGAGTCAGAGACATTGAACCCAAATGCTGGTGGTATGCTCCGCAAGCCAAAGATTTGCGGCTCTGGTCTTCAACGACTACTGAACCCGCTCAACGCAGGTCAGCACTCCCTTTTGGTGATTAACCAACTTCGGGTCAACATCCCAAAGACACCAGCCGAGGCATTGACTACCCCTTATTTCACCCCTGGTGGAAAAGCCCTCTTGTATGCTTATACTTTGCGAATCTGGCTCACCGGCCGCAAAGCCCGAGCATCTTTCATTGAGAACTCCCTTGGCGAGCGCATCGGCTCATCCGTAATGGCAAAGATCGAAAAGTCTCGTGGAGGGACCCAAGGTCGCAAGTGTAAATTCCAGATCTTATGGGGCGGCGATAAAGTCGGGATCCAAGATGAAGAAAGTTGGCTTGAAGCAATTAAAGACTCTGACTACGTTCACGGCACTACTTGGAAGACTCTGGAGTACTCAGATGGATCCATGTCTAAGAAGTTCCAACAAGGTCATTGGCTTTCTATGCTCGAAGATGAAGGGTTCAAGGAGCGAGTACTCCAGATCCTAGATCAAGAGACAGTTCTTAAGACGGCTGAAAAAGAAAGTTGACTCCTAGCCCAACTGGGTGTAGGGTGTTATTAGAGAATAGGAGTGAAGAGGTATGGACATCTCAGACCCGATTCAGCCGTCCAAGGGGCGGCAGCAGATCAAAAATCGCTACTTGCGACTTGCGTTGAGACAGATCGACGGCAACGACTATAGCGATTCCATCCTTCATCGTCATGTGGCGGTGGTGGTCAAAGGCGGGAATGTCCTTTCAATCGGGAGAAACAGGTATAAAACTCACCCTGGCGCAGTTGGCACTAACCCTGACGGTGGTCAATATTGTCGCTCGATTCACGCCGAAATGGATGCGATTAATCGGGTAAAGGACAAAGAGAAGCTCCAAGGGGCAACGATCTATGTCGCTCGCAAGGGGAGAAATGAAAAACCAGGAATGTCTTGTCCTTGTAAGATGTGTCAAAGAGCAATTAGCGAAGCCGGGATTAGAAAAGCAGTGTTTACTGCCGATTTTGGCATAGGAACCTTAGATTTTAGAGAATATGAAGATGGTCAATAATAGCGGGAAAAGACGAGTACTTGTTGTAGACGGCGCACACATGTTTACGAGGAATTGGGTAATGTCTCCTCAGCTTGACCGTGAAGGCAACCCCATCGGCGGCTTAACGGGGTTTATGAAATCCCTACAGAAAAACATTCGAGAGACCAGCCCGGATGAGGTGGTTGTCTGTTGGGAGGGACAATCCAATTCTTCTAAGCGGAAAGAGGTCAACGAGGACTACAAAGGCGGCAGGAAAGCACCTCGGCTAAACCGAGAGTTCCAAATGTCCAACCCAGAGGATGAGCGGAAGAACCGCCTCCATCAGCAGTTCCGCCTTATTGAGTATCTCGAACAAATGCCAGTCGTTCAGCTATCACTAGCGAACCAAGAGGCCGACGACATCATTGCATGGGTCTGCCGTCAAAGTCCAGAATTCCAAGACTACCAAAAAGTCATTGTATCCTCGGACAAGGATTTTATCCAGCTATGCAACGAGGATACTATTCTTCTTCGTCCAATCGCTAAAGAGGTGTTAACGGTACCTAGGGTGTTGGAAAAACACAGTATCCACCCTAACAACTTTGCTCTAGCTCGTGCCATGATCGGCGATTCATCCGATAACCTCCCAGGTGTCAAAGGCATCGGCCCGAAGACGGTGGTATCGAAGTTCCCCTTTCTTATCGAAGAACAGAGCTACTCCCCAGATGACTTAATTTCCTTCGCAGAGCAAAGCTCGGGAAAAGCATATCAAAAAATATTAGAAAATAAAGAGACAGTTCAGGACAACTATGCTATAATGCAGCTATACGATACGAACATTTCCTTGGAGGGAATGAGCGAGCTATCTTGGGCAATCCAAAATACAGGCGACTCCTTAAACAAGACGACGATTCGAACTATGATGATAAAAGACGGTATCTTGAATGTGAACTTAGAGAAAATGTTTAGTACAATGAACGGATGGGTGAATGACTAAGACTCCCTTGATTAATCGGGAACAGGAGACTTTCAGTAAATTCGGAAAGTCTTTTCAAGAAAAACTAGTAAAGGCAATCTTGTTCGATCGCCCATTTGCAAACCAGATGACTGAGGTCCTAGATACTCAGTATCTGGAATTAAAGTATTTACAGGCGTTTACTCAGCTTATTTTCGACTATAAGTCAAAATACGAGGTCCATCCAACGATCAGTATTATGGCATCTGTCATCCGAACAGAGATGGAAGACTATTCAGAGATCATCCAAAAACAGGTGAGAGACTTGCTTGTACGGATTAAGACCGAGGACGTAGACAACGAAGATATCGGTTATGTAAAAGAAAAAGCCCTTGACTTCTGCCGCAAACAGAAGCTAAAAGAGGCAATCCTTAAGAGTGTGAACCTCCTCCAGAGTTCCTCTTTTGAGCAGATCTCTAAAGTGATCAACGAGGCAATGCTCCTAGGGGAGGATAACAACTTTGGTCATGAATATGTCGAAGACTTTGAGGAAAGATATGAAAAGGTAATCCGAGGGCCAATCACAACCGGCTGGCAAGAAATCGACGAAGTAACCCGTGGCGGCTTGGGCAAGAGAGAACTCGGAGTGGTCATTGCAAGTACTGGTTCGGGAAAGAGTATGGCGATGGTCCATCTTGGTTCACGAGCCCTTGTGACAGGTAAAACCGTAGTCCATTACACACTGGAGCTTGCCGATAAGGTGGTTGCTCAACGCTACGACTCTTGTATTACCGGAGTCAACTTGGGTCGCTTACACGAAGGCAAGGACCAGATCAAGGAAAAGATTCTACAGGTTGAAGGTCAATTGATCGTCAAGGAGTACCCAACAAAGTCAGCTTCGGTCAAGACGATCGAGACTCACTTAGAACGTCTCCGCCAAAGGGGCATCAATCCGGATATGATCATCGTTGACTATGCGGACCTTCTGCGACCTGAGAGGAATGGCTTTAGCAATCAGGAATTACGTCATGGGTTGGAGGGAATCTATGAGAGTCTTCGAGGACTAGCCCAGAAGCAAGATTGTCCGCTTTGGACGTGTTCGCAAACAAACCGCAGCGGCATCAACGCAGAGGTCATCACGATGGAGAGCATCAGCGAGGCGTTCAACAAGTGTTTTGTAGCTGACTTCATTTGCTCGATCGCTCGGACTAAGGAAGATAAGGTCGAAAACACTGGCAAGATGTTTATCGCCAAGAATCGTAACGGCATCGACGGCGTGGTCTTTCCAATGAGTATTGACTTGTCAAAGGTATACATGCACGTCCTCCCCCAGGACGACGATTCAATGAATTTCGGGAAAACAAAATTAACCACAAAAAAAGAACAAGAAACCCACCTGAAGAGTAAATATAAAAAGTTCCTCTCGGAGAAGAGAGGTCAGAAAGGTGGCAGTACAGAGGGCAAGGCACCTCCTACGGAAGAAACCGCAGCGGAGCCAGAAGACCAGTCCTTGAAAATAGAAGATATCGGAAAGGCTAGCTTCAGAGATTCATTGAGGAGTCTGAAGAAGAGACTAGAGGAAGAAGGTAAAGTGCCTTCATCAGTCGAATAGAAATACAATACACATGATAATATAAAGAGGGGCAAAAATGAGGGATCGATCCGTAGACATTTTATCAGACATTACGACCTACATGAAGTATGCTAAATATCTTCCGGAGGAGAACCGTCGGGAGACTTACGAAGAAATGGTCACCCGCAACAAACAGATGCACATTAAGAAGTTCCCCGAGTTGAAAAACGAGATCAACGAGGCGTATACTTTTGTTTCTGCCAAGAAGGTGCTACCCTCGATGCGCTCAATGCAATTCGCCGGCAAGCCAATTGAGGTAAACCCAGCCCGTATTAACAACTGTTCCTATATGCCGGTAAACGACTATCGAGCTTTTAGCGAAGCGATGTTTCTTTTACTAGCAGGCTGCGGGGTTGGATACTCGATCCAACGACACCATGTAGAGCAACTACCTGAGATCGTCCATCCGAATAGTGCTCGCACCCGTCGCTTTTTAATTGGGGACAGCATCGAAGGCTGGGCAGACTCTATTAAGGCGCTGGTACGCTCTTATTACTTCGGCGGCTCTAAAATCCGCTTCGATTACAGCGATATTCGCTCAAAGGGTACTCTTTTGGTTACCTCAGGGGGTAAGGCTCCTGGGCCACAGCCCTTGCGAGAGTGCCTGGTGAAGCTAGAGGGCATTCTGGAAGCAAAGGAGGTGGGCGCTCGACTCACTACAGTCGAGGTTCACGATATCATGTGTCATATCGCCGATGCTGTTCTTGCTGGCGGTATCCGGCGAGCAGCTATGATTGCCTTGTTCAGCGCCGACGACGAAGAGATGCTCGGTGCGAAGGCTGGCAACTGGTGGGAAGGTAACCCTCAGCGAGGCAGGGCTAACAACTCGGTATTAGTGATGCGTCATCGTGTTGACAAAGAGTTCTTCATGGATCTTCTAGCTCGAACGGAGGCTAGTAAAGCAGGCGAGCCAGGCATTAGCTTGTCAAACGATAAAGAAATGGGTTTTAACCCATGTCACGAGATCAGCCTTAAAAATAATACTTTTTGCAACCTAGTTGAAATCAATGCGAGTGATGTTGAGAGCCAAGAGGAACTGAACACCAGGGCCAGAGCGGGTGCTTTCATCGCTACCCTACAGGCGTCATACACTGACTTTCACTACCTTCGTGGTTGCTGGCAGCGAAACACAGAACGAGATGCTCTCATCGGAGTGTCCATGACGGGCATTGCTTCCGGCGCTGTATTGGGAGAGGAAATCTCAATGAAGCAGGCGGCACAAGTGGTCAAGGACGAGAATTCCCGAGTTGCAGAGTTACTTGGTATTCGCCCCGCCGCTCGAACTACGGCGGTCAAGCCCGCAGGTACAACTTCATTAGTACTTGGCACTTCCTCGGGAATCCACGCCTGGCATGCTCCTTATTACATCCGGCGTATTCGGGTAGGTAAGAATGAGGCAATCTATCACCACCTCGCCGTCCACCACCCGGAGTTGGTGGAAGATGAATTCTTCCGCCCTCACGACACTGCTGTGATCTCAATCCCGCAAAGAGCACCGGAGGGTGCAATTATTCGTGACGAGTCTGCCTACCGATTCCTAGAACGGGTGAAGAAGGTTAGTCAGGAATGGGTATCTGAAGGTCACCGTCGAGGGTCCAACAAGAACAACGTCTCGGCAACGGTAAGCGTTCGGGACAACGAATGGGGTGATCTTTCCGAATGGATGTGGAAAAACCGTGACCACTATACAGGCCTGTCTCTCCTTCCTCATGATGACGCTGCCCACACTTACAAACAGGCTCCATTCGAAGATTGTTCAAAGGAGACCTACGAGGCAATGATGGCAGCACTGGTTGATGTAGATGTCACGGCGATTGTGGAACTGGAAGACAACACAACCCAGGCGGAGAATCTGGCCTGCGCCGGCGGCACCTGTACTATAGTCTGATTTCGGGGCATAAAAAGAAACTTTACAAATCACCCGAAGTGAGTTAAGATAAGGAAACCAAAGGAAGAATATTAAAATGAAAAACTTACGACCAATTAATAAACGACTACTTGTGGCAGAACCTCAATTACCTAGCTTGGCTAACGACTCAGCGTTTTTAGTACCTGACGGGTTTAACAAGGAGCCTAAAATCTATACCACTTATTTGGTATTGCGAAGTGCTCTAGGTAATGCGGATGAATACCCTGAGGGCACTCATGTTGTAGCGATGTCCCACTTGGCGGAAAAAGTAGAGATCGGTGACGAGACTTTTACCTTTATTCCTGAATCTTCAATTGTTTGTTCGTTCGAATAACGCCTATTTAGGTGAAAGAGATACTCTGAATGACAATCTCGGGAGGTCAAAATGAAAAAACTAATAGAAAACTTTAACAAGTATTTAATCCCGGAAGCGGAATTGAATTCTTATATTGAAGGTGGTATGATTCGCCTCTATCACTACTCTAAGGCAAACCAAGAAGAACTAGAGATTGACCCAGCACGATTTGCGGACAAGAAGACGAGAAGCTCATATTCCAGTAATGAATATAATGTAAGCACTGTCCCTCGCACCTTCTTTTATGTAGATGTAGGTCAGCGAGAGAAGGGCCTCACTGTGACCCCTAATCTTTATTCTCTTGACATTCCCGCCAATCGGGTATATGATCTAAGAACAGATACGGAAGGTTATAAGGAAAAGATTAGGCACCCGGTATACGGGCTGAGAAAGGGAGTGGAGTGGGACGAGCTGTTGCTCACACTCCGTGAGAAGTATGATGGAGTCTTTTATGGCGGCGGCTTTGATGTTGTTTCGTTGTTCGTGCCGAAAAAGGCAAAGAGATTATCAGATGAAGAGCGTGAGGCTCTAGAGAGGTGAATATGGGAATTGATATTGGAAGCGTTGTTTACAACTACCACCACGGCCTCCTCCGCTTTGGGACTGTCCGTGAGAAGTTCGTAGAAAACAAGTGGACTCATTTTCGGGTTGACTGGGTACAGGATCAGGTATATAACGAAGGCGTAGAGTGGACAAACCACCTTCGCAATGAGGACACGAGGAAGTATACTTTCCGAGCTGATGAAATCCGCCCAGTTGAACTTGACCACCTTAAGGCAGTCGTTCGTGATCTTGATGATACGACTGAGTGTGTTTTAAGTGAGCAGTGAAGAGAAAGAGGACCTTGTTCTTGAGGCAGCAGAGGAACAAGATACGACCTCGGAGGCGCTGAAGCCTAAGCCACCTTCCCGAAAAGCACCTCAAGGCATCCGCACTTTTACGGTTTGCCGCCAAGCTGACGAGTCAGGAGTAAGTGGCGAAGGGATCGTAATCGAGGGCATTGAGTTGGCAACTGGCCAAGCGGTTGTTCATTGGCTCCTGCCTTCACCGAAAGGCTCTATTGCGATTTTCGATTCCATGAATGACTTTGTAACTACTCATATCGCACCCCATCCGAAAAACGGTACGATCATTACTTTCGAAGACGGCGAGCAGCAATTCTTTGGGATGGCTCACCCGGCGGATGAAAAGAAAGAGGCTGATGAATAACAACAACGACGACCGGCACAGAGAAACATGGCAGCGGTTAAGAGAAGATGCCGAGGCATCGATGAATGTCCAAGAGGTTTATGAATTTGAAGCAGCGGGGACATCTCAGAAGAAAGTCCGCCCCAACTATATCTCAGCGGTCGTCTGGACGGCAATCACCACTTTCATTGTCTGCGTATTATTTGTCGCCGCAGTGCTTATTGGCCTTGACTATTTCGGGGTATATGATAAAATAGCAGCACAGAATACACGGGCGGTGAGAACCTTAACCGTCGAGGTTAAAAAGAATGCCAAAGAGTTTGAAGCGATGAAAGAGCAGACCAAAGAGATGAGGCAGCAATTAAATCTATGGACTCCTATCGGCTGCCGTCCAAAGGAAAACTGGAGGATCAAGGGCTACGGCCTCCCAGAGCTAGAAAGACACATGCTCCAGGCAGACCCCTTAACGCCCCCTCTTTCAATGCCCACTCCTTAAAACACGACCGACCATCTGAAAGGTCAAACCTATGAGCGACACTTCTCGCAAAACCTCCTCAATCCCTTTTGTGAATTTACATACCCACGACGGGATTGGGAGTCCATTCGATGGCTTCGGCCAGCCGTCTCAACATTTAGAGTTTGCCTATCAGAACGGTATGGATAGTTTTGCGACGACCAATCACGGCAACATGAACTCTCTTGTCTATTATCTTGAACACGCTAAACAGATGAAGAGCGAAGGACGGGATATCAAAACCATCTTCGGCTGCGAGATGTACTTCATCCCTTCCCACAAGAAATGGCGCAAGGAGTACGCAGATTGGAAAGAGACCCAGAAGAAGGTTAAAAAGGAAGACTACGGTATTGTTGTAGAGGACGAAGACCGCCAAAAGAAGCGGAACCCTCTCAAGAGCCGTGCCCACCTCGTGGTATTGGCACAAAACCAAACAGGTTTAAACAATCTGTTCAAGCTGGTTTCGGACAGTTACAAACAAGAAAACTTCTATCGTTTCCCTCGTGTTGATTTTGACATGTTGGCTAAGCACAGTGAAGGGTTAATCGTCAGTACCGCTTGCATGTCAGGCATCGTTGCTCGTGCATACTATGACAACCGGGACAAGACTTCAGATCATATTATTGAGGCAGTTCGACATGTCCTGGCTCAGTTTGTAGACATCTTCGGGGATAGGTTTTACGGAGAACTCCAGTGGAACGCCATTCCTGACCAACACATCATCAACAACTATGTGATCCAGGCATGTACCGAGATGGGCATTGAGCTTATCTCAACGGCCGACAGCCACTATCCGGAGCCGGATATGTGGAAAGACCGAGAGATGTATAAACGCATCGGCTGGGCAGGTAAAGGTAAAGCTCCCGAGTGGGCTGAGAACCCTAACATGCTACCGGAGAATACGGACGAGATCGGCTACGAGCTATACCCTAAGAATGGGGATGAGATGTGGGCGGCATATAAAAAGTATTCCGCCAAGTGTGGGGTAGAGTATGACGACTATTTAGTGCGAGCCTCCATCGAACGCACCCACTACATCGCAACCGAGCTTATCGAGGATTTTCAGCCTGATACTACGGTTCGCCTGCCTGATTTCGTAGTACCTGAGGGGAAGACGGCGATTCAAGCTTTGACTGAAGATTGTATTCGGGGACTAAAAGAAAAGAATCTTCACCGGAACAAGGAATATGTCGATCGTCTAAAGTATGAACTCGATGTAATTAAAGAGCGGGATTTCGCCAAGTACTTCTTGACGATGAAGGCGATCAGTGACAAAGCGTGGGAAACCCAGTTGTGTGGGACTGCCCGTGGCTCGGCAGCCGGTGCATTGATGTCCTATGTCCTTGGGATCACTCAGGTGGACCCAATTAAATACCATTTACAGTTCGAGAGATTCTTGAGTAAGTATTCTTCGGGCATGCCGGATATTGATTTTGACTGTTCCGAGCGAAAGGTCTTAGTAGATAGCCTTACGGAAATGTGGGGAGAGGACTCGGTAGTTTCGATTACAAATGTGAACACGTTACAGCTCCGATCCCTGATTAAGGATATTAGTAAGTTTTACGACGTGCCTTTCACCGAGGTAAATAACGTTACCGGTAAGATGCTTATCGAAGCAACTCCTAAAGCAAAAAAGGCACACGGGATCACCGCCGGTGTCTATGCCCCTACTTACGATGAGGTCAAGAAGTATTCAGAAAGCCTACAAGGTTACTTTAAAAAGCACCCTTCTATTGCCACCCATGTGGAAAACATTCTCGGCAACCCAAGAGGGCTATCCACTCACGCCGGCGGTGCGATTATCTCGGAGAACATCAGTAGCCACATGCCGCTGATCAACTTCCAAGGGAAGCGACAGACGCCCTGGGCAGAGGGGCAGAATGTTCGACATCTTGAGCCTATGGGTTTCATCAAGTTCGACCTTCTCGGGCTCAGCACCTTGCGTATGATCCAAGGGGCGATTGAGCATATCCTTCGCCGCCACAAGAACATTGAAAACCCGACATTTGATCAGGTGAAGGACTACTACAACACATACCTCAACCCAGAGACAATTGATTTTGGGGACCAGCATGTTTGGGAAAATGTATTCCACAAGGGCAACTTCGTAGGGACATTCCAGTTCACGCAAAAGGGTGTTCAACAGTTTTGCACAGCGGCTCGTCCAAGTTCGATCGAAGAACTATCAAATATTACTGCGATCTATCGCCCAGGTCCTTTGGCGGCAAAAGTTCATGATCAGTATTTAATGTGGAAAGAAGACCCAGACACGGTTGAGTACATCCATCCACTAGAGCAAGAAATTCTTAAGGACACCGGCTTCTTGATCTTCCAAGAGCAGTTGGCAATGCTCGCCCACAAGCTCGGGAAAGACATTTCACTTGACGAAGGCAACCTTCTACGAAAAGTGCTGACCAAGCGAGGCACCGGAAAAGGTGGTAAAGCGGAAGAGATCAAGAAGAAGTTTGTCGCCGGCTGCCTAGAAAAAGGCATCACGGAACGCCAAGCTGACGATATGTGGCGGAAGTTCATTTACTTCAATGCTTATGCTTTTAATGCCTCGCACAGTTGTAGTTATGCGATTATCTCCTATCAGTGTGCCTGGCTTTCAACTTACTATGAGGCTGAGTGGGCTGCGGCGTTCCTCGATAAAGAACCTGAAAAGCGTAAGGCTGCTGCCATTAACATTGCGAAGAAGCTTGGCTTTTCTATTGCTCCTCCGAGTATTAATAACTCCGGCCGAGTATGGGAGATCAGCAAGGACGGCAAGACGCTGATCCAGCCGCTCGGGGGCATCAAGGGTCTCGGCGACGCTGCCATTGACCAGATTATTGCTCATCGTCCCTTCGAGACGGTCGAGGACTTTCTCTTTCATAAGGAGATCGTCTACTCTAAATTGAACAAGAAAGCTGTGGATGTCCTCGTAAGATCCCAAGCTCTGAATGATTTAATGGACCTTCGATTCACAGGCCTTAACCACTACTGGTCAGCCGTAGCAGTTGATCGACCAAAGTCCAAAAAGAAGCTCTTGGAGAACATCGAGACTTATGCCGCCGAGGGAGACTTCTCCAACGAAGAGAAGATTGAACACTTCGCTTCTTTAACGGGCATCTTCCCTGTAGATGCGGTTATGTCCGAAGAGTTGCAAGAAAAGCTATACACTCACGCCTGTCCTCCAATCTCAGAGTTCGACCCTGAACTCAAGGTCTGTTGGTTTATTCCTCGGGAAGTAATCAAAAGAAAGACAAAGAATGGAAAAGAGTATTGGATCTTAAAGGTTATTGATATTAACGGCGCCGATGAGGATATTAAGTGTTGGGGAGTTAGAGAATCAGATCGACTTCACTTGAACAAGGTTTACATGGGCAAGTTAAAGCATGAAGAGAAATGGGGCTTCAGTACATTCGGAGTGTCCAAAAATTTGAAGAGATTGACTTAAAAGCAACTACTTATAGAGTTGGCCGCACCACTCCGAGGACAAAATATAATGAAGATTACAAAAGAAGATATAACCCGCTTGGTTAGGGAACAACTCACCCACGGGGATGTTCTCTTGGAATCGCCTCTCAATCTCGACGAAGGCGTCAACGACCCAGGGATTTTTAAAGCAGTGTTCTTGGCCGGCGGTCCTGGCTCGGGGAAGAGTTTTGTCACAGACATTCTATTTGGCTTAAGATCGGAAGACGGAAACAAGGTTTTCGACAAAGCTTCCTTTTCCCCAACGGGCCTAAAGGTGGTAAACTCAGATACTTTGTTTGAGATCGGCTTGGAGAAGGCCGGCATAGAAAAGGGCGACCTTGCCCGTATAGCAAAGGAAGATCCTGAGTTGTGGGACAAGATCCAGAGCCCCGCCGACCCAGAGTCAATCAGAAACGTCGCTAAAAATTTATCAAACAAAAGGTTTAATATGTTCCTCGACGGCAGGCTCGGGGTTATCATTGACGGAACCGGCGGTAAATATAAAAAGCTTGCTGGGAACAAAGAGATGCTCGAAGGCCTTGGCTACGACACGATGATGGTGTTCATCGATGTTGACCTCGACGTCGCCCAAGAGCGTAACGCTAAACGAGAGCGAAAACTTGGTGCGGACTTGGTGGACGACCTTTGGCACAAGGTCCAAGAGAATAAGCAGAGGTACGCCTCTCTCTTTGGGGAAAACTTTGTCTATATCGACAATAATGAGTACAAGCCAGTAGCCGATGATATTATGAAGGCGTCTGCTAAGTTTGTTAACGCCCCTGTCCGGAATCCTGTGGCACAAGAATGGATTGATTCCCAAACAAATACTTGACAGAATCCTAAACCCCCTGTAATATACTAATAGATGGATGGGAGATGTTGTGTCTAAAAGACAACGATGGGCGGAGCTACAGCCCGGAGACCTAATCAAGTACAAGGTCATGAGAGACCTATCCCAGGTAAATCCATACCTACGAGACGGCGAAAAAACAGCAGTATACGAATGTATGGGCATGGTACTTGACAAGCATCCTCGCCTTCGCAAGGGTCAACCCTTATCAGCAACAGTAATCAACAACTCGGGAAATAAAGAAAGAATATTTCTCGATCAATTTATCAAGAAAATGGAGAAGAATGATTGACGGACAAACCTTGGTGGAGAACGAGGGTAACTGCTACAATTGCGGTTGCAATTTGAGGAAGGCATGCCCCGGTTGTAAAGATCAGCCTTCGGGTGTCAAAGTGAAAGTAGGGACTTGTACTCCTGAAGGTGGAGACGAATTGAATAAAGTCCGTGTTCATCGACTAAGAGAAAATGCCATCATGCCGGAGCGAGCCCATCCAACGGACGCCGGCGCAGATCTACGCTTTGCCCCAGAGGATTCAAGCTCGTTAGCATCCTTGAACATTGCCCCTTCGGAGCGAGCCCTTATTCCAACGGGCTTACGCATCGAGGTTCCCACCGGTCACATGCTTGAGATCAAAAACAAGTCAGGGCTGAGTCTGAAGAGTGGCCTTCATGTTGGGGGCGGCGTGGTTGACCAGGGCTATACCGGGGAAGTGAAGGTAATCCTCCACAACGTGGGCCACAACTGTGTCCGCATCCGCCCCGGCCAAAAAATTGCTCAAGCGGTTTTCGTTCAGATTACGACTGATTTAGAGTTTGAAGAGCAAGAAGAGATCTACGATAGCGAATCATCTTCTGCCCGCCAATCAGGCGGCTTCGGCTCGACAGGAGTGTAGGGGGTATGGACACCAGCTTTGACATCCTCTTCTATTCTATCTCAGGGCTCTTGATTTCGGGCGCACTAGCTCTTTTCATCGCCCACTCCTTTTTCGGGAAGGACTAAAAAGAATGAACAACAAGAAACATAAGAAGCAACTCAAAAGAAACAAGAAAAAGAAAGACAAACCCAGCCAAAAAAATCCCATCGAAAAAAAAATACAGAAGGACTTAGGGGAGCAGGTTGGATTGTTCAATAAACTTCCAACAACCTGTTCAGCTTGCTCCACAGATTTCCCAAAGACCAGGGAGGCTCACATGTCTTGGCGAGTTGTAGTGAAGGCAGAGGAGCAGAAGGTAACTTTGTTTTGCCCCACTTGCACTACTAAAACACAAGAATTAATCAACACCATCAACCCGGAAAGGGAACAAAGTGAGTAATAGAAACGACCTTGATGCTCCACTAGCGATAGCTTACGATGACGTACTGCTTCAACCACAGTATAGCGAGATTACCAGTCGAAGACAGGTTGATGTATCTTCTGATTTGGATTCTAACCTTCGTCTCAACACTCCGATCATTGCGTCTCCCATGGATACGGTAAGCGGCGTAGACATGGCCGTGGAGATGGCAACTCTTGGCGGATGTGCGATCGTCCACCGATATAACTCCATTGAGATGCAGGCTGCGATTATCAAGCAGGCATACGAGAAGCTACTTTCAAACTGTATATTCTTGCCAAACATCGGCGCAGCAGTCGGGGTATCTGGAGGTTTTATGGAGCGAGCAGAGGCAGCAGTACGAGCAGGTGCAACGATCATCTGTGTTGATGTTGCTCACGGCCACCATATTATGATGCGGGATGCCCTTCTCAAGCTTCGACGAAAATATCCGATCGGTGAGGTTCACCTCATGGCGGGCAACGTGGCTACCCTCGAAGGCGTCAACGACTTATCCGATTGGGGAGCGGACAGTGTTCGCTGTAATATTGGGTCAGGTTCAATTTGTTCAACTAGAGTCCAGACGGGCCACGGCGTGCCAGGCCTCCAAACAATTATTGATTGTGCCCGCACCGACAGGGACGTAAAGATCATTGCTGACGGCGGGATTAAAAACAGCGGCGATATAGTTAAAGCCCTCGCCGCCGGAGCAGATTTTGTTATGTGCGGCTCTCTTCTTGCCGGGACGACCGAAGCTCCCGGTGCAGTCCGCCGCCTTCCTGACGGCACAAGAGTTAAGGAGTACCGAGGAATGGCGTCAAAAGACGCTCAAGTAGATTGGCGAGGCAGCAACTCCTCTCCGGAAGGCGTAGCGACTTTTATCCCCTGTAAGGGCTCGGTTACTGATGTTGTCAACACTTTGGTTGGCGGTTTAAAGAGCGGGTGTAGTTATAGTAACGCCCGCACTTTAGCTGAGTTACGATGCAACGCTCGATGGATTCAACAGACTTCTGCCGGTCACACTGAAAGCCGCCCTCACATTGTCAATACTCCGGGGACGACAAAAAAGAATAACATGGGGTTTTAAGATGAAGAACGACAACAACGGTCGCCGCTGTTATAAACTAGCGGAGTTAAACTGTCTTGCTTGCGACACTAAAGAATGTAGGCATTGGGTAGACTTCCCAGAGGATTCCAACTGTTCTATCGTCTGTGCCAATAAACACGATGATGGTTTAACTCTTGAGGAAGTATCGAAACGCCTAGGGGTCAGTCATGTAAGGGTGTATCAGGTCGAACAGCAGTTGAGAAAAAAGCTAATGAAACACTTCACGAACGAGGCCTTTGATGATTTTTGAGTTTAGTGGGCTTTTAACAAAAAGACTACCTATTTATAAATGTTGATAATCAACGCTTTACTTTACTTGGTTTAGAACATATAAGGAGAAATACAACAATGTCTAGCAAACGACTTCTAGGGGAAAAGCAGATCCGCCGTTGGGGCAAGCTTGCTGCTATCGCACCTCTAACTGAAAACTTCTTGAGCGAAATGCCCGAGGACGAATTGGACATGGAAATGGCCGATGAATTACCCGCCGAGGAACCAGCCCTAGATGCTGACGCTGCCTTGGAAGTGCCCGCTGAAGAACCTTCCCCCGAGCTAGAAGCTCGTGTTGAAGATATTGTTGCTGCTGTCGTAGACGCTTTGTCTGCTGAAACAGGCGTAGCGATTGACGTAGAAGGTGGTGCCGAAGAGTCACCAGCCCTCGACGACCTCGCCGGCCTAGATGCTGAAGAGCCCGCCCTCGACGCTGAATTGCCAGCCGAGGAAGAGCTTGAGCTTCCACCAGCCAACCGCACGGAAGAAGACGAAGACGCCGCTGCTAAAACAGCAACCCCGGTCACCACCGAAGCTGCTGACGCTGATGAAACTGCTGCCGACACCGACACTGAAGAGTTGGAAGAGGTCGAGGTCGTCAACGACACCGAACTAGTCGAAGCGGTCCTCGCTCGTGTTGTGGAGCGTTTGCTTCGTAAAGAAGCCAAGTAGGAAGTAAAGTAAAACTTGTCTCAAGGGAGGGCCACCGGGCTCTCCTTTGTTGCTTTTAGGATACAACTTTCTAATTACTACATGAAACTGCTAAGGATATTATTGGATTGGTTATTCGGAATGACAGACACTAACAATAAATCAGCTCCGCAGGACCCGCTCGAAATTACTCCTCCGACACCTACACGAGCTAGTAACTATCTATGGATCATTGACAACGGACATGCGAGTTCGACTCCGGGGAAGAGGTCTCCATTCTTTTCAGACGGAACGCAATTGCTTGAATATCACTTCAATCGGGAAGTAGCTCAGAAGCTTTGTGCCGACCTTCATGCCGAGGGTATAGACTATCACCTCTTGGTCCCTGAAGATCACCAAGATATCTCCCTAGGCGAGCGGTGTCGCAGGGCAAACAACCTCCCCTCCACCAAGAAGAAGATATTAGTATCCATCCACGGCAATGCTGCTGGCGACGGGGTTAGTTGGTCTCCCGCTCACGGCCTGGAGACTTTTCACCATGCCGGCTCCACTTCGGGACACAAGATAGCGGTAATATTCCAGCAACATATTAAAGGGGAAACTTCACTAAAATCTCGGGGAATAAAAACAGCAAACTTTTATATCTTAAAATACACCTCGATGCCTGCTATCCTAACTGAGAACGGATTCTTCACTAACAAGAAAGAATGTGAGTATATGCGATCCGAAGCAGGAACAACAAACATTGCCAGGGGCCACTTAAAGGCAATTAAAGAAGTGGAACAGTTAAAACTCATTTAGAAATACAGTAACCTATATAGCATAGGACATTGGAGGACAAGCACATGTCAAACATTTTAAAAATTACAAAAGGTCGCCTCGCTCAACTCATTAAGGAAGAACAGGCACGGTTGGAAGAAGAAGGCCTCGCCGTCGAGTGCGGTGAGATGATTGCGGTTGCCGACGAACCAGAAACTGCGGCAAGTATAAAAATAAAGATAGGTGATCAAGAAGTTGACATCGAACACGAAAGTCTGATACAATTGGTCACTAAGGAGATCAAAGATGCCTTACAAGGTAACTAAAGAACAAGCTCAAGCGATGGCTCATAAGCCTGATATCTCAGGTGAATACAAAGAGAAAATCGCAGAACTAACTCGCCGCCTCGGAGCAAATGGATTCAACTATGAGCGTGATTGGGACACCATGGCGTTCACAGCACAGCAGGCATTCATTGAGGGTCTTTTTCTTGATGGGCTGGCAGCTACGAGCGTGGGTGATTATGTAGAGTCAGCCGCTCAGTCATGCGGATGTCCTGACGTAGTTGAAGATCTTCATTGGCACAGTCCTGCTCTTATGGGGGAAATCGAGAAGGTCAATCAGCCGGCTGAAGCTCGTTATATTAGTGAGGGTTTGAGAGTACTGAATGAGCTTCTTGATAGACAAGTTGAACAGGTATTTACAGAAGGCCCTGCTAGCGAGAAGGTACAAAGAAGCGAGCAGGAGATAATAGATAATCTCGCTGCCACGGGGATTGTCGGCTCTATGTTGGTCGCCGATGCAAACAGTAACGGCCCTGATGCACAATTTATCATCGATGGGCAGCCATTTTGGCTAGAGATTAAAGAAAACACCAATGCTCAGATGGGCGACGGCAGTATTACTTATTACCCCGGCAACCCTGATGGTGAAAGGTTTGCCCCCGCCAAGCCAGAGAAGTTTGGGGATGATGGCTGGACCGTCACTCATGCCGCCCTGAGGGAGAAAGAGGAAGATATCCTAGCTTGGGTAACTGCATTGATCGACCCCGCTCGACCTGCTAGTTCCAAGTGGCGCAGCGATGATGGAGCCTTGATACCAGGGGCCAAAGCGATGGGAACGTTTCAGACTACTTATAGGGCTTATGCCGCTGCCCAACAGGCAGGACTCCAGAACAAGGCTAGCGCCGGCTTTGGGCGTCTCCCCCCAGTAGAGGCGCCGGCTTCTTATATTGATAAGATATATGCTTCGAAAAAACAACCTATTTATTATATACAGGTCGGCGGCAAGGGGCTTTACTATTTGGATGGCAATCCTGCAAACTTACCTGTCCCTCATTTTGCCGGCGTGATCGGTGTTGAGCTTCGCCCTCGACCATCGGGAAGGGCAAAAGTAAAAGACAAGGAAACAGGCGAAGTGTCTTATAAACATTGGGAATCGCCCGTGGATCCTGAAGATAAAGTTGTATACTATAGCGGCGCATACTCCGCCACCGCTCGGTTTAAATCACGAGATGTTGAACCAAGTCCGTACACTTTCGAGGAGGTCGAAGGACCTAGGGGTATCAAGGCGATGCTCGCAGCTATGAATCAACAGCCGCAAGAACCTGAGCGTCCACAAGCCGAGCCCGAAGAAGATAAGGATTTTTCGAGGCCTCTGTAGGGTACTCTACCTGCCCGATAAATAAAACTTTACAAGGTACAATATTATGCTGTATACTGTTTGTAGAGACAAAACAAAGGAAATCTATGATGAAATCTTTATTAACAATCAGCTTAGCCCTCTTTGCGACAACATCTCAAGCCGTTCAATTTGGCGCTGATTTTGTAAATAACGGGGGCGGATTCATCGGAGTCAACCCTATCCCTAATGTTTCATTAATGTACTTCTGGTAAAGGAAACCACATGAGTAACAACATCTTGTTCGGCGATGAAATTCGCCAAAAACTACTATCTGGCGCCAACAAGCTTGCCGATGCTGTCGCCTCAACACTTGGACCTGGCGGTCAAAACGTCATTCTCTATCAGCGAGGAAAGCCACCGGTAATCACTAAGGACGGCGTATCTGTTGCTCGTGTTGTCGAGTTGGCTGATGACTTTGAAAATGCGGGAGCAGATGTAATCCGCCAAGCGTCCCTTGCTACAAATGATTCAGCCGGCGACGGGACCACTACCTCTACCGTATTAGCTCGTGCGGTTCTGAACGAGTCACATAAGCATATTGCCGCTGGGTGTAATTCAGTAGAACTTAAGCGAGGTATGGACTCGGCAGTGGTAGGCGTCCTCGAAGCTCTCGACACACTATCCCAGCCAATTTCAAGTGAAGAGGATATTGCTCATATCGCCACTGTCTCTGCTAACGGCGACGCTGCCATCGGCACGCTCATTGCTTCGGCAGTCGCCGCAGCCGGAAAAGACGGCGCAGTCACTATCGAGGAAAGTCGGTCACTAGAGACAAGCCTAGATGTAATCGAGGGTTTTCAATTACCTGCGGGTTATGCCTCTCCTCAGTTTATTACGGATGAGCGCCGAGGTGCTGTAGTATATAAAAATGCCCTAGTCTTGGTAACTGATGAGTCTCTCGGCGATCTTAACGAGATGCTTCCTCTGTTAGAAGTAGCAGCTAGGGACGGCCGACCACTCGTCATCTTTGCCGAAAGCATTGAAGGGGAGCTGCTAGCAGCCTTGATTATGAACCGAATGCGGGGCGGCATGAAGGTCGCCGCAGTTAAGGCACCTCGTTACGGTGAAGAACGTCGGAACCTCCTATCGGACCTAGCTGTCACCGTAGGGGCAACCTTTATTAGTAAGGACCAGCCTATCCGGATCAAGGACATCAAGCTAGAACATCTTGGAGAAGTCAGCAGCATTGAGGTTCTAAAGAATCATACGACTCTTGCTGGCGGTTCGGGAACTCCTGAATCAATTGACGACCGAGTAGAATCGCTCCGTGCTGAGGTTGCAAGTACCGAAAACCTTCATGAAGCTGAGAGAACCCAGGAGCGAATCACTCGTTTAGCCTCTGGAGTATCAGTCATTCGTGTCGGAGGTGCGACTGAGATCGAAGTGACTGAAAAGACACACAGAATTGAGGATGCTCTAGAGGCAGTCCGCTCTGCTCAAGAGGAGGGGGTTGTCCCCGGCGGTGGCACTGCCTTGGTTACGACCACCCGTGGGCTCAAATTGGAGCTAGAAAACCGAGATCAGGTCATGGGAGCCCAGGTTGTAGTCAGTGCTTGTCGGGCACCTGTAAAGCAGATCCTAGCCAATGCAGGAATCTCTTCAGACCTTGTACTGGCAACTCTCGACGATCCAAGCTCGGAGCTAGAAGAAAACTTCGGTTTTAATGTAAAAACTGGGCGGTTCGAAGACCTTATTGAATCGGGCGTCTTAGACCCCGTGAAGGTCACTAAGTCTGCCCTACGCAACGCTGTTTCAGCAGCCGGAACCCTCCTTACGACCAACTGCGCCGTTTTGCGGGAAACCAAAGAATAACCCTCCTTCAGGGCTACTTACTAGAGAGATACCAAGGAGGGGACCTATCCCATGGACGACGATCAGATATTTAAATCTTTGTATGATAAGTTATCTATCATTGAGACGAGAGTACTTAGCTCCAAAGCACTCAACGGAGGGTTTGACAAACTAGCAGAGCAGGTTGACACGGCAGCCAACGATGTACGCTCAATCAAGAAGGCACTGTATGAGCCAGACTCGGGATTGTTTAGTCGAGTACGAGAGATGGAAGCAGAATCTCATCGCCGCCACGAATATATTGTTGAGACCCGGCCGTTACTTGAAGAACATAAAGAACTCCAGATGTGGAAACAGAACCTTGACAAGGACTTGGAAGGGTATGATGATCTTCAAGCCGAGGTCCGAGAGCTACGCACTTGGAAAAACGGCGCCTCGAAATTTATTTGGGCTCTAGTGTTGACTTCTGCTGCTGCCTGGGTTAAGATGTTTATGGACTTGCTAACGAATCATCATTAAAGAAATCGGGAAATAAAATGGCTAATAAAAAAAAGGCTAAAACCCGAAAGAAAACAAAGTATACTGTAAAGAGCCCGCTATTCATCGAGAACTCCTTTAAGACAGGATCTGGTGTACATAAGAATCGGGATAAAAACGTAAAGAAAGGATCTTCTCGGAAACCCAAACATAAAATTAAATGGAAAAAGGGTTGGGAAGAGTAAAGGTGGAAAATATGGATGCTCAAGTAACATTGCAAGTGAGGGTGGATGATGTCCCTCGGCATGTAGATGCTTTATTGGCGCTACAAGCTTCGAATCTGAGACGGCTGGCTAGGGAGGTATCTCATGCCCTCTACGACCCTGAAGGTCATTTTGACACGGACCACTCTCGAAGCCGAGACCCGTACCCAGAAGAGATCAGAGATGCGATTGCGGAAATCTCCGACATTAGGCTAGACTTAGCCGATGTGGACCATCAGCTACATCAGCTGTCTAATATCCTTTCTGGCGTTGTATCCCCTGAGGACACTTATAGAACTTCTGTTTCTAGCGAGGATAGCACCCCGGATACTGAACAGCTAGTTGACACGGTGAAGAAGATGAGAGAGCAGACAGAAAAGCTTTCAGGTTTTAATGACTTTATCCGCAAGATTAACAACGGGTCAATAGGGCCTTTGACAGACTCTGAAGAACTGGGTGGTGAAGGCGAGGGCTCTTGATCGAGGGCGGCTTAGTCTACATCCCATCAGAGGTAACTCTCGTAAAGAAGGAAGGTGCTGGTATCACTGCGTATCGACGACTTCAAGAACCGCTCACAACCGTGTGTGTTGGGTCCTGTCTTTCTACTTCCTGCCATCGTGTAGTTTTTGAAGGAGAGGTTTGGTTTGTGGAGAATAGTGATTGCTACCCACTAAATACTGTTAGGGAGGAAGAGAGATGAAAACCTTTGTTCTTTACACCCGACAGGCGTGTCCCTACTGCCATGCTGCGGCTCGGCTACTAGAGCAAACGGGCAACCAGTATTCACTTCGTCCTACGGATGACCACCCTCAACTTTTAACCGAAATGTCTTCTCGTTACAACTGGAAGACTGTGCCCTTGATCTTGGAAGTTCTAGATGGGGGTTCAACTCGTTTCATCGGAGGGTATGACGACTTACAAGAGTATTTGAGTTCAGGTAAACAGCTTTTAAAAGGATAAAGAATAAATGAATTTCGATCGAGTAATCGACCCACGCATCAAGGAAATCAAGTTACATGCTGTTCCCCGGATCGTCCGAGTGAACAAGTTTACGGAAGATTCAGCAGCAAAGTTTGCTGAGGATATGGACCTGGCCCGGAACTCTGGCCAACCAATCATCCCTATTGTTATTGACAGTTATGGTGGCCAAGTATATTCACTAATGTCGATGATCGCTGAAATTAAAAACACAGACCAGCCAATTGCGACAATTGTGGAAAGCAAAGCGATGTCATGCGGCGCTGTCCTCTTTACTTTCGGCACCAACGGGTATCGCTTTATTGCTCCCGATGCCACGGTCATGATCCATGACGTATCCTCTGGTGGCAAGGGCAAGGTAGAAGAGGTTAAGGCTGACGCCGCCGAGGCCGACCGGCTAGATCAGATGATCTTTACAATGATGTCTCAAAACTGCGGCAAACGCCCAGACTTCTTCAAGAAGGAAGTCCACAAGAGAGGCCACGCTGACTGGTTCTTGAGCGCTGATGAGTGTCTCAAGTTTAAGCTCGCAAACCACATTCGAATCCCAACTTTAAATCTTGAGATCAGTGTTGATGTTTCTCTGGATTAAACTCACCTGGCTTAACCTTCTGTTGAGCGGGGTAGTACAGCAGCCCACGGTAGCTTCACCGCTCTCGTTTCCTGCTGGCTGGTCCGCTCAGCAGAGGCAGATGGCCAGTTTGATTATCAGTGAGGCAAAAAAGAAACGCCTGTGTCCGCATACATTTGTGGCGTTAGCGTGGCACGAAAGTTCGCTCAACCCAAAGGCTTCATCCGGTACGAGAGACGTAGGACTATTCCAGATCAACTACTTTTGGCATCACAAACAGCTTGGATTCTCGAACTATAAAGATTTCAAGCGAGCCCTAAGTCAGCCGTTGGTAAATGCTCACTACTCTTTTGCGGTGATGGCAAAACTGTCTTGGTCTCGCTTTTGCCGCAAAAACAACATCTTCGCTTGTTACAACGGCGGCTATGGGTGGCGGCAGTCTAAAAATCGTGAAAAGATTGTTGCTTACAGGAAAGAAGTCGTCCGCAAACGAGCCTATTTAGTTAAAGCGTTCCCTTCCTGGGTACAAAAAAATTAGACGATGGGCGGCAATATGAACCAAGGCGAGACCACCTACATCATGCCATTAGACCTATATGATGAAGGTATTCGGGAGCTTGAAGAAGACATTGCCTATCTGAGGGACAGCCTCCAAGACACCCGAGAGGAGTACATGACCGACCGCCGGGTACTGACGGTGTGCCTTGGGATAGCTACTCTAGCAGCGCAACGGGAATACTTACTAGAGGAGATCAGCCGATGCCCTGTAGTAGAAGAGGACGGTTGCCTTGTGCTCACTCGCCAACAGGCCGAGACCTTCGCCGTTTTAAATGATGATGTAAATTTCTTTCGTGACACCCTTTCTAGGGTGGGCATTTCCATGGAGTATCACTGATATGTTAAGATTTTATGACTTTTTTATGACGGTTTTCGTCGCTTTGTTTTTCTATGACATCTTCCTGGGCACTTTTAACCTAGTAAGTATGGCGTATCCGATCTGCTTTGTTTATTATGCAACTCAGCGCCGTGAAGCGGCACAGTTTATAGCAGACAAAGATAGAGATGACTGGTAAAAATACCCTGCTGTGAACACCCACAACAAACATTTTAACCAAAAAGAAGGGGGGTGGATCCCGTTCAGTTAAGGCAGGGAGGACAGGAGCGTTTATCGCTCTTGTTCTTTGTGTACCCCCCTGGGAGGCTAAATAATGAGAAAAGATCTTTTTGAAACAGTTTCCAGTGCAGCTTTTGGCGCCATCCTTGGCGGAGCGTTCCTGGCAGCGATAGCTGGAATACTCATTGTCGAGGCCGTCGCCGACGCAAGGGCGGGACGGTGAGGCATCAAGTCACCGACAATAGTGCCTGGGTAGGCCTCGGTGGTGAAGAGATAAAAGACATACGGGAACTCCTCGATCAGCTAACCCCTCTCCGAGAAGACTGTTCCTTACATGTTGGCGTAGACAGTAAGAATTATTCAGACTACAGTTTGATGGTATCTACCATCTGCCTTCGACAGGAGGGCTCCGGAGTTATCGTCGTGTATAATAGAAAACGGCAACAGGCATATAAGACAATTAGAGAAAGACTGTACGCCGAGTGTTACCTGTCACTAGAACTAGCCCAGGCTGTGGAGAGTGAAACAGGTATCTTTCCCACTGTACATGTAGACATCAATCCAAAGGAGGGTACCGTAAGTAACCGCTCCTATGAAGAACTCACAGGGATGCTTAAAGGCTGTGGGTGTAACGTGGTTACCAAGCCTAATGCTTGGGCAGCAGACATTGCCGATATGTTCACTCGGTAAGTAAAATAAAACTTCCTATTCTGGCAGAACCGTGGTATACTAGACGAAGGAAGAGAGGTGAGATTGAACGAACGGTACATTATCTTTGAGTGTGTGAAGAGGGGGCTCTCCAGGGAGGAGACGAACCGCCACTTATCCAACCATGACTTTGAACAGATTAACGATTTAGATTTTCTTGTATGGAAAGATTATCTCGTCCCTGTGTCACTAGGGAATCTACATATCGAAACTGCCGTGATTGATCACGGCGCTACCCTTTCTGATGTCGGAAGATATCTTAAAAAAGAATTTGACAACCGAGGAGGTATCTCATGATGACCGAGAAAGAAGATAAGAAATCCCGTAGAGAATTTAGAAAATGGGCAAGGGAGAACAACCTTCGCCTGAAGAGGGGCACTGATTGCCTGCCTATTGTTACCGCCCGGGGGACCTATAAAGGCCAGGACACTCTATGTGAGGGCTGGGGCGACGAATGGGTTGGTGTGTATGTCGAGAGAGAAACCCAGAAGAAGTTCACATTCTTGGTAAAAAAGTTGGTTAAGCTAGGCTGTGAGCCGATCGCCGTCGGCGACCAAGATGGCCTGTTCAGGGTGAAGCAATGGAATGCTCTTCCCATTGCCCGACTGTTGAAGATGGTTAAAATGACCAGGACTTATAAGAATCCCACCTGGCTCCATCAAAAATAAAACTTGACAGATATAGGATCATGGCTTAATATAACAATGTAGAAGAGAGCCATCTAAAACGGAGGAACCATGGACGACTTCTTGCTTCAGTTAATCGCCGAGCAAATCTCAAAATCTTCGGAATCTTTTGCGCCACCTAAGTTGGGTCTTGCTGACCAGCGGGAGTTGTGGCGGGACACATGCGAAATCCTAGAGGGGATGGGGTCAGCGGTCACGCCGGTTCAATTTCTAGCCTACTTAGACGATAATAAGATTGAGGACCCGACTCGACGACAGCAACTGCTCATGACTGCTATCACTGTGGAAAGTAGTCTAGAACGGTTAACTTCTGCTGAGACGGAAACCACAGTTCATTAATTTCTCACTGATAAACAAACAAAGGACAGAACATGATTTATAGTAATTCTGCATCGCATTGGGTCAATAAGACCGTTAAGTGGAACCACCTTGAGGAGCGGCTCAGCCCTCGTGGGGTCAAGAATTTTGAGAGAGTTCAACTAACCGGAAAGGCGTTGCACGCCCTCGACGACTATACTTTATTGATTGTTGAAGACGGAACAGGCAAACAACATAAGGTCGAGATCTATGAACTTTTTTAATAATAATGACAACGACGACGACGCACTTTCAGGCGCACCGTACCCGGACCCCGATCTAGTATTTCAGGCACTCCTTGCTCCGAAAACACTAGATGAGAATACTCTTCGGTGGGTGATGCAGTCACTTATCGCTGCCGTAGGGTTCTGGCATTCTAAGGTCGTCTTACATCGCATTTTAAACCCAATCTTCCTCGTTCTCGGCTTCGGCCTGGGCATGTGGCTTGGTTAAAAGTTAAATTCATCCTAAAGAAAGGAAACTAAGAAAATGAGTAACAATTTTAAAGAAACAGTTAGTGAGTTGATCGAGCGATTGTCGAACTTGGACAACGAGCTTGAGACCTTGAGAGAGGACCGCAAGGAACTATTCAAAGAATTCAAGGAACGACTGGACACTGGGGCGTTCAAAGCAGCACTTCAGATCTATAAGATCCGCAACAAGACGAATGATCAACACACTTTGGAAGAAGTGTTGAATATTTTGGATACTGCTGTATAGTTATTTACGCACCTGTTACACCTGAGGAAGCCAAGATGCCGTTGGGGTAAAGTCTAAAATACTCCAGATTGTATTCTACACCGGTCTCGACGGCTGGCATCACAGACTTATAAGCTGGTGGACAGGCAGCCCAATGACTCACGCTGAGATCCTACTTCCCTCGGGAAAAGTAATTGGAATCACCCCCAACAAGGTCGCCGCAGTAAGGGAACTTAAAGGCAGGCACTACCCAAACACCGATTGGGAAATAGTCTCCCTGGAGATTACAGATGAGGAGGCAGGGAAGATTGAAGAGTTCTACCTGAAGACAGAGGGAGACACTTACGACTGGATAGGAATGATTCTTACCCACACTACTCCTTTTGAAGTTCGCCGTGCAAATCGGTGGTACTGCTCCTCTTGGATAGCTAATGCACTTCGACATGCCGGAATTATTGAATGCCTGCACGACAAAAAAAATATGTCACCAGGGTTTCTTTACGAGATCCTTAAAGATTTGGAGAAAGACAGATGAGCAAACTTGATTACTTTTACGATGCAGAGGTGCTGCACATTGTTGATGCGGATACAATTGATTTCCGAGTAGACTTAGGGCTAAACGTGTTCGCCAACATTCGAACCCGTCTTCATCGAATCGACGCCTGGGAAGTCCGGGGCGACGAAAGAGAAAAGGGCCTCGAAGCCACCACCCGTGTAAGGGAACTTATCCCAGAGGGCACTCATTTAACGATCAATACCATCCGTGACAAGAAGGGAAAGTACGGACGATATCTAGTCGAAGTGTTCACTCCCGAGAATAAGAATATTAATAACATCCTGTTGAACGAAGGCCACGCCGTAGAATACGGGACTAAGAATAAAACCCAAGAGAAGAAAAAGGAGGAGAAATGATGTGTATCCATCGCTCGAATACAGCCGCCGCCTACGATGATGTCGTGCCGTCTTATATGAAAGACGAACTCGGCATGCCACAACGATTTGAAGATCTAAAAAACCAACAGCAGCAGTTCTTGTTGGATTTTTACGATGCCGTAAGGGGGATCGTAACCCATAAAGATACGGATGAAGAGATTCTTAACGAGCTTCTTGAATCCGAGCGAGACCTAGAGGTCGCCCTGCATTCTATTCAATCTACGATCTACATGGTGAAAAATAGAGTGAAGTAAAACTTGACTTTTACTCTTTCCCTGGTGTTCTTTAATTAAGGAAAGAGATAACAAGGAGAGGGAGGATAGTATTATGGCTATCATTGGAATTGACTGCGACGGTGTGTTGCGTAACTTTGGGAAAGCGTTTTTAAAAGTAATGAGGGGGCAATACCCGCAAAACTTTGATGAGACTCAACCCCTAGATTGGGAGTTGTCCTGTGTCACCGGGATGGATCCGCAAGAGATCTCGGATTTATACAACCGCAAGCACGCCCGAGAAGTATATGTTGATGCGTTGCCGCTGAGAAACTCAGTCGAAGCGTATCAAAAAATTAAAGCATGGGCGGAAGAAAAGGGCCATGAACTTGTCTGCGTAACGAGCCAGAAGGAATGGAATCGTTGCCTGACTATGGAATGGCTAGCCAAGTACGGCTTTAATTTCCGTAAGCTTATCTTTGCGACAGAGAAGTGTAGAGAGAATTTAGATTTTCTCGTAGACGACTCACCAGAGTTTGCCAAGACCTGGGTTGACTACCGTGGTGAAGAGGGTCTGATTATCTTTGACGCTCATTATAACCAGGACGCCAAGGGCGAGTTTCGAATTACTAATCTTTTAGAATTAATGGATCTCGACCTCTCTTAGGTTGAGACAGAAAAGGAGAAAAAACAATGAATGAACGATATCGGAAAATGGTAAAGCGTAAGCGTGAGACAATGGTCCGCTATAAAAGCGTCGAGGAGGTTCCCCGCCTTGTACTCCCAGCGATGTCTTTCGACGAGGCAACTTATCTACGGAAAGAAAGCGAACTGCCTCCAATAAGCAAACTTAAAGCCCCACCAGAAGGTTTTTTTAGAGGTAAGGATGAAACTAACAACTAGGCTCATATTTATAGTATGATCAACAGGTTTAAGAGAGCGATTAACCATCGGGTTCAGTTTTGGACCTTCTCTAATCTCAAGAGCGTCATCCTGAAACACGGGAAGGCGCTCTTGATCATATTTATAGTGTGGGAGATCATCGAGGACATCCTTTTCCCTGTTATGGCATATTTGCTTGGAAAGTATGTTGATCCATCTTTCTACGCTGTGATGCCGGTAGCTTGGCTTTTCTGCCTACATCCTGTTGCTGTTCCGATTATCTGGGCAGTCTATTGTAAGGTGTCAGGGAAAAAGAACTGCTCGGAGGAGGTTAAAAAACTTGCCGACGACGCATGCAGTTCATGTGTAAGTGACAATCAACCTCAGTAACGTACCTTTTTGTCTGTGATATCCTCTAGGAGATCGTCGAGGTCGTCTTCGCTTAAGCTTTTAGCGTTATCTATCAGGTCATAGATGGATATCTCGTGTTCGGTGTCAGCGTCCTCTTTAACTTCCTGTCTCGCTACGACAGCATCGGGGTTGTGAGCTAGCCCCTTCCAGATCTTCCAGACCATTTGATGGCTTATCCGATGAATGCCGTGATACTTCTTCTTATATTCTTTAGATATCGCCCGACACCCCTTGCCCGTACCTTTTTGGGATAGGACCCACTCAACCTGTTTCCGACTCATCTTGTTGCGGGACTTCTTCGCTCGCTGCCGATCAGCCCGATCCATGGAGCGACTCTTCGGTTTTTGAGGATCCTGCTTCTTCGGCCTTCCAACCGGCTTTTTCTTTTTAGATCTGTTGCCACCGTGCGAAGTCATTTTATTACCTTTCGATATAATAAATAGACAGTAAATAAATCTATGATTATTCTGCTAAAACTTTTAGATTAGTCTATCTATTCCCTGTAAATTAGATATAGAAAGTATCAGACATGTTCTTCAAAAGAAAAAAAGTAATTGATCCTCTTCTCGTGGCGGCTTCCAAGAAGGGTTTCCACGAGAACTCACCTGTTGAGCTTGCCACCCGCCCTGGTAATTTGGGTGTGATCGTGGGGTTCTGCGGAACTATTGAAAATCCCATAGCTGAAGTTGATTGGGTCAAGGGGGTGTTCGTACCACCCGGCCTTGGTGCTCAAAGAGTTAATATGAGGCTTGAGGACCTAGCTCGTTATTGAGCCCCCGCAGGCTCACCGCTTGCCGGCCGAGGGTCTTCTTGTGGTTGCTTATCCGCAGAAGTCTGACTGCGAGCAACCTCATTGCCCATCTTAGTTAGCTCTTCTTTTGCGAGAGCAGCAATCGTATCGCTAACATCATTAAGCCCCTTGAGGGAGTCTTCGCCAAAGCCAAGCTTCTCTAGGTCACCAGCAACGTCGTTAAATTCGTTGCGTATACGACTAATGGCGATATCGATGCGCTTACCTGCTTGACCTAATCGCCGCTCGTTTTCTGGATCCAACGGCGTAGCGGCAGTGGCACTTTCCTCCTCGCCAGCGGGACGTGACTTTCGTCGATCAATGCCGGAGAAAGGACCTTCGGCAAGTGCGCCTTCCAACTCTTCTTGGATAATCTGTTTTAGTTCTGTTTCTGTGATTGTTCGTTTGTTATCTACCGACATTGGATTTTGCCCTATCCAAGATCTTCTCTTGTGCTTCTTCATCATCGGGGAGAAGCTCGCCAAGCTCTTCAGCAGCAGCATCGACATCAACAGTCATGCCGCCTTCTAGTTCTTCTTCTTCCTCGTTCAATCGCTTGATAGCCAGTTGAACAACTTCTCTAATCATCTGTGTTGTGAATTTTACTTTCATTTTAACCACCTTTTTTGAGGATTTAAGCAGAGTAAATAGTTTATCTATTAGATAAAAGGATACTCTATATACTTCGTGACCTTTAGCCATTTCCGGGGGAGAACAAAAAAGAATGTCAGAAGATACATTTAGGAAGGTGCCGAGAACAGGCGTCGTATATGTTGTTCAAGAAGCGAGCAAACTAGGTTTTTATAGAGGAAACCCTGAATGGTGCAACCTGGGACAAGGGCAACCCCAAACAGACTTAATTGCCGGCGGCGTAGAGAGGATCGAGAACATCCCAGTGACGGATGCGGACAATGAATACGCTCCTGTTTCAGGTCTACCCGAGTTGCGATCCGCAATTGCTAACTATTATAACGAAACCTTTCGCCAAGGTAAAGCGTCCAAGTATACAGCGAAGAACGTCTCGGTCGTTTCTGGCGGCCGCCTTGCTCTTGCTCGTCTTGCCGCCTCACTCGGTAATATAAACCTAGGTCACTTTGTCCCTGATTATACAGCGTATGAGGAACTGCTTGCCACCTTCAACCGCTTTAACCCAATCCCAATTCTGCTAGAGCCGGAAAAGGGCTATGCTTTTACTATCGACGATCTCCGAAAGGAAGTTAATGGCCGTGGCCTAGGCGCCTTGCTCGTGTCCAATCCTTGTAATCCAACGGGGAAGACGATCAAGGGGAGAGCCCTAGAGGAATGGGTACAGGCTGGCAGAGACTTTGACTGTTACATGTTGATGGACGAGTTCTACAGTTCTTATGTATACTCTGGGATCGAGGCACATGAGACACTAAGCGCCGCAAAGTATGTAGGGGACGTCAACACCGACCCCGTAGTGATCCTCGACGGTGCCACTAAAAACTGGAGATACCCAGGGTGGAGAATCTCTTGGATCGTCGGCCCTGAGCAAGTTATCGAGTCGGTAACCAGTGCCGGGAGTTTCCTCGACGGCGGTGCCTGCCGCCCTGCTCAGAGAGCGATTATTCCACTACTAGACCCAGCAGCGATGAGACAGGAAGCTACTGCTCTTAAGGCAAACTTCAGAGAGAAGCGCCGAGTAATGCTCGACGGGCTACAGGAGATGGGAGTTACTTTTGAGAGGGAACCTGATGGTGCGTTCTACGCCTGGGGTAATGTGTCAGCTTTACCTGAAGAGGTCAACAACGGGATGAGTTTCTTCAGGGCAGCCATGAAAGAGCAGGTCATCGTTGTACCTGGCGAATTCTTCGACGTAAACCCAGGCAAGCGCCGCCCAGGGACATCTCGGTTCTCCAATCACGTCAGGTTCTCCTACGGTCCTGACATCTCGGTGATTAAGGAAGGCATCCGCCGCCTACGAAAAGTTGTAAAATCCGGGAAATAAAGTCAAAATAAAACTTGACCTGAGGGGTATTCATGGTAGTATGAGTTACAAGGGAGAGATAATGACTTACTATCGAACTCATCTACGGCGCCCCTCTTACGTCCCTGCCCCCCGTGCTACGGTGGAAAATGGCGACCAGCGGTTCAGCTCGCTCTTGGAGAAGAAACTTAGCGAAAAAGATCGCCAGTTTATGAATTCGCTCAAGGAGCAGTTTGAAAAACGGGGTGACCTGTCTGAAAAGCAGCTTAAGTGTCTTGTCTCTTGTGAGGAGCGGCACTCCCCTGAGGCAGTTATCGCCCGCAATGTATGGACTGAGGACTATCAGGCGAACCATCGGGAGACGATGCTTATCTGCGTGAAGTATTACGCCCAGACCCAGTATTTTCAAGACTTGGTTGGGAAGGTCCTGTCTGATGAGGGCTTTGTTCCCACCGAGCGACAGTTTGCAGCGGTCACCAAGAACCGTTACGCCCTCAAGGCAATTGCTACTGCTACCAATCCTCCGAAGTTTCCTACCGGAGCCATTGCCCGAATCCGAGACTCTCAGAGCGTGCCCTACCATGCAAAGGACTTCCGTGGCGAAGCAGTATTGGTTATGGCAAACTACCCCACCGGCCTCCTGCCGTCTTCAGACGTGATGGTCGAGGGTAAGACTATTCGTATCGAGGATCGGTATTTGAAGCCGATGAGTCGCCAACCCAAGAAGAAGGGATGACATTATGTCTGACTTGACGAGTAGAATTGTTAGTTATGAACAGGGAGAAATGGACCAAGCCGAAATGGTCGCTCTCTTTCAGGAACTTTATGACACTGGCTTAGCGTGGAACCTCCAAGGTCACTATGGTCGTACTACCTATCAGATGCTCCAAGAAGGTTTGATTTCCAAGTAACTAAAGTTGCGTCATATCTACTACATGGAAAAGACGATGATCGAAAAGCTTGAGCGCCTAGCTGATCTAGAGAGCAATCCCCTTCGGACGCCGAGAGACCTCTTGGAGTGGAACGAGCTTCGCAACTGGGTTTTGTTATCTGAGGAACGGCTAGAGGCGTACCGAGAACTGGACTTGTGGAGCCGATCGGAGGAGATCACCAAGGTCCAGAGGGTGCTTGAGAAGCTTTACAACCTCATCTTATTTTAGAAGACAAGAACAGCAACATGAACAAGCTCAAAGCCGGCGATCTAGTACGAGCACGAATGTCCTCAATCTATCCGGACTCCCCTGTTTGGTGGGTTGATGCCGCTCAGAACAAGACGCCCATGTTGGTAATGGAAGTTGTAAACCCGGAGCATTATGCCACGACTCATGTACGGCTCTTGTTTCCTGACGGCGAAGAGGGCCATGCCTACGTCCAAGATTTAACGAAAAGGTTGTGGTAATGCGAGTTGGATCAATTGTAGAGTATGTTGGGTATCGCTGGTCAGACGAGCAGCACCTTCGAACCTGTGGTCTTGTCACTAATCTTGAATGGTATAGTGACGACGATCAAGAGACTCTCCTTGCTGACGTTACTTGGTCTGACGGCACCTATGACGAGAGGGTCATTGTCGGGTGCTTGGAACTCGTTAGTGACTAACCTCTATTCTGTCTACATCTTACAGTGTACGACCGAGAAAACAAACCGCATTACACTTCACGTCGGCATCGCTAAGGATGTATCCAAACGACTGAAAGACCACCAAAACAACAAAGTAAAACAAACTCGGGGAAAACAAACAATATTAATAAACCACTCCGAACCAATGGAACACGGAGAGGCATTGAGATTAGAATATTGGCTGAAGAAACAGAACCCAGAGACCAAGAGAAAATACTTCGAAAATAAAACTTGATAAACGAAAAGACCTTTGATACAATGAGAGTGCGAAAGGGATAAGATGAACGAAAACGAACTAATCTATTGGACAGTCCTAGGACCAGGCCGAAAACTCATTGCGAACTTCAGTAACGAAGAAGGGGCTCATGAATTTCGAGCACGAGTAGTGACAGCTCGCCTAGCTCAACTTGAACGGCTCAAGTCGGCCCTAACCGAAGGGGAATATCGAGGGGAATATAACTTTCGTAAGAACGGAATTGCAATCAAGAAAGTTGTAGTTCAGTTGCTAGGCGACGAACAAGCCTCCCGCCTCACGGATGAAGACTTGGTTGATGGCAGTTTTCTAATCATCAGCGATCGTTGGAGCCAGTAGTCCATTGAGTCCAGTTCCTCGTCTGCTTAAGCCAGGAGATCTAGTTAAACTAGAACTAGAAGACCCAGACTTACCCGATCCCAAGTACTTCCGTGCTTTTCAGGAGTCAGGGGTGAGACATGGCCGACCTTATCTGGTCAAACTTGGAGCGGTGGGGGTGGTGATGTCCATTGACGGCAACCTGCCCCCTGCCCCGGCACCTGTTGGCGAGGGCACGATCTATAGCCATGGTTGGGCGACTATCATCTTTAACAAGAACTCATACATTAAAGGAGCCCCAGGCAGCGGCAAGGTATGCCTACCTGTGGACCGCTTAAGGAGCGTGAACAAATGAAGTATCTGCTAGCTATTACCCTTTTGGCAACCCCGGCTTGTTTTGCGACAGTTGGGCCTCCACCCTCGCCAACTAGTTGCGAGCAACGACTGAGCGTCCGGGATCGAGAGATGAAGAAATATAAAAAACTTTGCCTTTTCTTATCCTACGCCAAGTCTCTATACAACGACGATTCGAAGGCGATGTTAAATATTAATCAAGGCCTCGCAGCTTGCAAGCAAGTTTTTGGAGTTAAGTAATAAGATGAAAGCCATCAGTATTGGTATCTTTCTTGTCCTGCTATCCGGCTGTGCCTCGACCTCAACCCCAATAAAAGGCCAACAATGTTGTCAACAGATAGAGGTACGGACGAAGGAAATGAGCGAGTTTAATCGCTACTGCATGATGCTAGTGTTTGCGGGGAGGGAGGAGAGCCACCCGGAAGTGCTGGAAGACATCAAGCAACGGCTAGAAGTGTGCAAGTTTGTCTTTAGCGTCTCGGATGAACAGAGTTTGATTTCGACGAAGGTCACTAGGAAGCCTTACCGAACAATCCAGTGGAAAAAGGTTAAACCTCAACAAATCTTCCGTGATTTCAACTCGATCGATTAAAGTTCGGGGAACACTAAAGTAAAAACTTGACTGATCAAGAAACCTTTGATATATTAAGTTATGGTCGGATGAACCCGACAGAAGGAGAAGAAGATGAACAGGGGCAGACTGCGATCAACCTTCCCAGGTCTAGTTAAGAAAGACAACATCTACCTTGGAGACAGCCTTGAGCTTTTAAAGCACTTGGATTCTGGAAGTGTTGATCTGGTATTTGCCGACCCGCCATTCAACATCGGCTATTCGTACAACTCCTACAAGGATGATAAGCCTTACGAGGATTACAAAGAATGGTCAAGTAAGTGGGTGAGTGAGTGTGTGCGGGTATTGAAACCTAACGGGTCGATGTATGTTGCTATTGGCGATGAATATGCTGCTGAACTAAATATTATCTTGAAGGACGGTGGCTTAAGTTTTAGAAACTGGATTATCTGGTACTATACCTTCGGTCAAAATTGTAGAAAGAAGTTTAGCCGAACTCACACTCACATCCACTATTTCACAAAAAACCCCAAGGACTTTACTTTCAATGTTGATGAAATCAGGGTGCCCTCTGCGAGACAGCTGAAATATAACGACAAGCGAGCGAACAGCAAGGGAAAAGTCCCAGATGATACCTGGCAGATGTCGAGACTCTGTGGCACATTCAAGGAGAGGGTTAAGAGTCACCCCTGTCAGATGCCGGAGGAGGTGCTTGAGCGAATTATCAAGGCAAGTTCAAACCCTGGCGATCTAGTCCTTGACCCTTTTTGTGGAAGCGGCACGACACCAGCCGTTGCAAAAAAGCTTAATAGACGCTATATCGGCTTTGAGCTTGATGAGGTTTATTTTGAAGAATCGGTTGATCGATTGAAAAGAACAGGGGAATGAGGTCATGAACGGATCTGAGATCGCAAAATCTGGCTACGATAACGAATATCGTCTTGTCGAGATGTTCAAGAGTTTTGAAGACCACCCTGAGGCTCAAGAAATGCTACGCCAGATGGGTTTCGAGCCGTCCGAACTGCTAGCTGGTGACGTTACAGCCACTAAAATTCCAGGTACAGTAAAGGCAGACATTGAGCTTATTATCAAGGGCGAGAGTAGGTTGGTGTCTGCAAAGAAATATATGCCTGGTGCTGACTATAACCATGTTGCAAGGTCTTCAGTTGACAGCTATCATAAATCATTTGGCTTCACCGATACTGTTCGAGAGTGTCTAGAAGTGTTCACTGGCTCGGTGTTACCTTGTGATAATCCTGATGTTCTTGCAAAAGATGTCAACCACACCAGGAGTCGTAAGCGAGCGACCTTACGGGAAATTAAAGAGAGGTATGTAGAGGACACCTTAGGCTTCTTTCGAGACAACTCAGGAAAGATCGTAGATCATATCTTTTGCGGCTCACATAAACAAAGGCCAGATTATATGATCATCACCAAGATCACCAACGGTGAGAAGCCAGGGTATTATCTCATCCCTATGGACAAAGTTGTGGGGTTTTATCTTGGAGCTGGAAACGTTTCCATCTCCCCTAGGGGTTCTTTATCTCTCGGCGCCTTCATCACTGTTCAGAGGAAGGGCGGTACAGGCTCCCCTACTAACCTACAGTTTAAGTTTAAGCCCTCCGCAATTGTTAAAACCCTCGGGGCATCGCATTGCTGATGAGTCCGTCGTGATTTCAACTCGATCGATTAAAGTTCGGGAAACACTAAAATAAAAACTTGACGGGTGTGAGAACCTTTGATATATTAAGTTATGGTCGGGATGAACCCGACAGGAGGAGAGGGAATAATGCCTTTTCAGACTAATGGGATCGGCCACTACAACGGCATTGCTGGCGAGAAAATTATTCTTAGCCAAATCGGAGCCAACCCGAAACTACAGACGTACCTGGGCGGGGTGAAATCTGCTTGCCACCTCGGGGGCACAGCGAACAAGGCAGACATCCGCATTGCTCGTCAAACGGGTCAAAAGCTAGGGGTATCAGTGAAGACTCGCTCGGGCAACGGGGGGACTTTTGACTGGGTAAACACCACTCTTGCTAGGGTTGCTGCGAGTTTACCCTCTTTAGACACCGCCCTGAGCCCAGTGCGTGAGTACTACAGGTCAACAAAGGGAATCCATCGGGGCTCTGTAATTACCAGATCCGAAAACGAGAAAGAGGTTAAATCTCTCGTTGCGCCCTATCGGGCTGAATATAACAGGATCGCCAACGGGTGTTTGAATGATATCACTCCGGCAATGCTCAGGGTCATTTTATCTCAGGCGTTTGAGAAATACACCCAGGAAAGTGATTTCTATGTAGCTGTTCATTATCCGGAAAAGAAATCGGTGTGGTTTGAAGTCAATAGGGAACTTCCCCTGGTTGGATTGCTGAACAATCCAAACGTTTCCTTTTTCTTGAAGAAGAATCGTTCGGCATCTCAGCGCATTTGGTGTAAGCTGCCCAACGGCAGTATTCACGATACCTATTTACGCCTGCGTGTTACCCTTAATAACGGCATGGGCGCACATCTTGCCGGAAAAAAATGGTCCAGAAACAATAGCTCAGTAGTGTCGATCAAAATTCAACAGGACGAACCAGAGAAGATGTTAGAACAGATTAAAGATGCGCAAACATTTGTGTTATAATAGCTTCAAGGTTTAAGGAGTAGAATATGGATATCCGATATCTTCTGGGTGACGCCAGGGAACTTATAAAAGAGGTCCCTGGTCACTCGATCGCCACTGTTTATTTTGACCCTCCGTTCAACACGGGAAACGATTTCCGTCTGAACACCGAGGAGGACGCAATCGGCTTCAGTGATGTTTTCAGTTCTGATAATGAGTACATCGACCTCGTTGAGCCTATTCTTGAAGAGGCACGGCGTATTCTTAAACCTGATGGGTCACTTTTCTTTCATATCTCTGCTGAGGAGATGTTGATCCCTCACATTCTTTGTCAGAAACACTTCAAAAAGGTTCAACCCATCTTCTGGAACAGATGTCGGTCAAAGAACAATGTGAAGAATAAACTAGGGGCAGTAACTGATGTTATCTTCTGGTGCTCAGGCAAGAAAAAGCCAAAGTATAACTTAGTTTATCAACCGTTAGATGCCTATTATGCAGAGAACTCATACAAGAACAAGGATAGCCGGGGAAACTATGCCCTGGGCCATCTGACCTACACCGCAACCCAGAAGACGGGAAGAGATGATCGATATTATAAAATGTCGATAGAGGGTGTAGACTACACAGCACCGTTTGGCTGGCGGGTCTCAAGAGAGGGTTTAGAAGACCTCATTGCAGAAGACCGGGTACATATCCCATCTAAAAATGGCTCTAAACTGTACAGGAAGATATACAAGCACGAGTCAAAGGGGAAGCCTGCAACAAACTTGTGGGATGATATTCACTCGATTGCCATGGGTGATCAAGAGCGGAAGTACCCCACTCAGAAGCCAGTAAAGCTCGTCGAGAGGATCATTGAGATGACGACAGACCTAGGTGATATTGTTCTGGACCCGATGGCGGGTGCGGGAACCACAGGTGTTGCCGCTCGGAATCTTGGCCGCAAGGCTCTATTGTTTGAAAAAAACCCAGATGCCATTTCGATCATGGCGAATAAATTTAATAATAAGACATCAACAGGAGAATTAAAATATGTTTAAACCAAGAATTAGTTATTACACCCTCGGTGTTACGATCGCTCAACTGGTCCGAGACAGGGATCCGAACGGAGAAGTCCCTTTTGTGGATGAGTTCTTTATTGATAGAAAGATCCAGCGAGAGAAGTGCTGGGATGATGAAGACCGAAACAGCTTTATTGAGAGTATCCTCTTAGGATTCCATCAGGCAAGTATTGTTCTGGTCGATATCGGACGTGTACTTGGCGTTAAAGGGCTGACCCCAAAAGACAAGGAATACTTTCAAGAACTAGTTGACGAATATCAATTACAACCTTACTCTACAGTAGACGGTCAAAACCGTGCGCTGGATTGCTTGTTGGACTTTCTTGCAGATCGGTATGCTTTTACCCCATCTGAGCAGTTCGGGATGCAACATCCAGATATTTTTGGTGCTACTGGACAGAATAGCGTTACTTTTTCTCAATTGAGTCACGCAATGCAAACTTACATTGCAAACACAGAGATTCCAGTATTTGTGTATGATAAAATCAGCCTCGCCAGTTATCGAGGTCTTTTTAACGCAATTAATTCAGGAAAGCCACCCCGAAAAGCCGAAATTCGCAATGGGTATGGAACAGATATCTGTAATAACATCCGTACTAAAGCGTGGGTTGCAGCAGATGCAAAAATCAATGTATCTAGTGATTGGTACAAACGCCACAAGATGCACGAGTACTTTGCAGGCTATTCTCGTCTTTTTCTGTCGTTACTTGTGGATAGCGCACTTATTAAAACCCGAGCTACTAACGATAAGATGCTCACACCATTCTATAAAGGCAAAAAGGGCAATGACCCAGATTACATCAAGAAGTGGGATGATTTTTATGACAACTACTTCATGAAATTGTGGGAGACTCACGAGAAGGATGGGGAATATATTAATATCTCTAACACAGATATCATGGAGATGTTCCTAACTGCTGTATCCATTTATAAAAACAAACTCCAAATTAAGGATGAAGATTATATCCTCAGAGACGTGTTTACTCAAATGGATAATCGACTAAGGACCATCATGATGGACCCCAAAGACTTCGAAGCCTGGGCAATTGCTGACCGTAAGGGAGACAAGGCAAAACTTAAAACTCTACCAGTCCCAGTAGAGACAGACTACAAAGCTGCTACAGATGATGTCTGGCGACCAAATGCGGTCAAGTTTAGATGGGAAACAATAAATACATACATCTTGGAGAAGACTAAAAACAACCCAATTGAATGGAAGAATGATGCCGGAGAGGTGGTTGTAAAACACAAGCGCAAGCAGTTAACCCATAAGCAACAAGAGGATCTCATTCACTTAGGTCAACTCAAGGTTGATGAAGAGGTCACACCAGTGATGATAAAGAAGCGTGAGACTGATGTCGATCACAATTATCCTCTGAGCCTCGGGGGCAGCAATGAGGTCGAGAACCTGCAAGTGCTATCCACGGAAACTCACAAACCTAAGAGAACAATGGAACCTGAAGAATTTGAGCGTTCCCGTGAGCAGGAACAGCAAGAGTCCCTCGTGACAGAAGATGACCGTGCCGCTCTTCCAATAGAATCGTGTCCACAGCAGTCTGTGCTCCCAGGGTTCGTCGATTAGGCTGATCAAAATGAAAAAGATAATCCACGTCAATCAACACGTTATCAAGCGAAACACAAAGCACGGAACTGACGAGCCAGTATTAACAGTTAAAACCTACAAAGAAAACTGTTATGCTCATGAAGCGGTAATAAAGACTAAAGAAGGTGTCGAGCTAGCCCGTGTAGTTTACAGCCCTCATAAACCATTAAGTTGCGGAGCAAGAGTATGGATTGAGTTGGAAACAGACAGTGCGGATGTTGACCTGATAGTTCGGGACAACGAAGAAACAAACAAGTAAATTAAACAAAGCCGAATAACTTTTTAACTACGGCAAAAGGAGAGAGAGAAAATGACAACTGCAAACAACAATAGCAACCTAGGGCTAACCCTGACCCCACGAGAGAACGCTATGATCACTGCGATTAGAGATCAACTAGTAGAGACTCTCAACGGTGCCAACGGAGGGCCGCTAGTAGTACTAGACCCAGCAGTAGAGCAAGTGGTCACGAATCGACAGATCGTGAATCTTGTAGATGAAGCGGTATCTATCGTACTTAATTCTACAGAGACGCTGACAATTGAAAATGAACTATTCCAGTTCGTTCAACAGCTAGCTAATTCAGCGGCTGACGCTGAGGCATCTGTTGCCGCTGCTGACGCTGAGGCCCTCGCCTGTGCCCAGCTCGCCGCCGAGGATCAAGAGGCGTTACAGGCAGCCAACCTTGTGCCCCCGGTAAGCCGCACCTCAGCCACCTCAGCGACGACAACCAGGGCCACCTCGACCACGACCGCCCCTGCTGACGCCTCAACGGCCATCGCCGCTGCCAAGGCTGCCGCTGCCGCTGCTGGTGGTGGGTCATCCGCCTCGGATGAAGCTTCATCAACCGTGGCTAAGTTTCTAGAGCGTGTCAACAACACCAAGAACAAAAACTAACCAGAAAAGGAAAAACTAAAATGGTTATTACAGGATATAACGGATCTTTTGTTAAAAAGAGCGGCGAGCTTCGAGATATGTTCTTCGCTCGACCCCAGGATCTTTCAGAGGACATGCTCGGAGACATTTTTGGTACCGATGTATCAGAGATCACTTCGAGAAAGCTACCAGACGGCTCAGAATTAGTCTTTGACTTGATGGAGCACGACTGGCGAGTTTTCAATAAGACAACCCAGGTGGGAGAGCTTGAGCCATATGAAATCGATATGCCTCTCTTCTACGGTGGTGATCTTTGAGCGACTCTAATAACGTCGATCACCCTGCCCACTATAACAAGGGCAATATAGAAGCGATCGATGTCATTGAAGAGTGGGATCTGAACTTTAACGTGGGCAATGTTATTAAGTATATGCTCCGTGCTCCGCACAAAGGTTCAGAGATTGAAGATCTGGAAAAGGCCGCTTGGTATTTAAATCGTCATTTGGAGAATAAGAAAAGTGAACTTGTTTAGATACCATCTCGGGATTCTCTGTGCGAAAGTATGCTTCCTTGCAGCAAGGCTTCTTCTTCGGAGGGGTTTTGCTGTAGGGCAGCTACTTCAGAACAAGGGAATACTACTTACAACTTTAGCATCTTCTAAGAGGAGGTAGTCTCAATGTTAACTTTAGCGATCTCAACAGCATTGCTGTTTGGCTCACCGGCAACGGAGAAGCAGCGACAGCATGCCATGGCCCGCCGCCACGCCCTCCAAGTGACCAACTACCTTAAGGGCACAGACCCTCGGGTTCTTAAACAGGTCATGCAACAGATGGGTTGGCTTTCAGTCAGACAGTGTAACTGGCGCCATACCCGAAATCGAAACGAACAAGATTTCCGGGACAACAAAAAAAGAAACCGACACAGGAAGACACTGGACGCCCTCGACCAAATAGAAATAGATATGTTGTTAGATATGGCGGGAGTACCACGGCAACGACCACCGAGGAAGATCCAGAGAGAAAGAAGAGAAAGACGGAGTAGAGACCGGGACAGAGAAGACCGGGATCGAAACAGGAACCGAAACAGGAATAGGCGATATAAGTAATGGGCCATCTAGAAGACAACAACGAGACCTATTGGAGTCACTTTAGGTTTGCTGGCGGCATGGGAGTGTCCTTGACTGTACGAGGCCTGGCAAGCCTTGTTCATGCAGCCTTCCCAGGGTTGCCTGTCCCAAAGCGGTTACATCTAGAAGTTACTCGGTACCTCGTAAACAAGTGGGCTGACTATGCTACCGCTCGCACAATGACCGAACATATTAAAAAAGAACAGGAAAAGACTCGGGATAGTTAAGATGAGAAACTGGAAACCTATCTTCATAGAGAATTCAAGAGTGCCCGTGTGGCTCTCCAAAGTGGCACCTCTAAACATCGCCGCCATTACGATGTTTTTTGTTGTGTTTGCGAGGGGAGAGGTAGACGACACCACTCGACGACATGAAACGATACACTTCCAGCAGACATTAGAAATGTTCTTATTTGGGATGATCATTGTTTATGTTTGGGATTACCTACATGGCTTGATTAGATACTTCCATAATTGGCAAGGTCAATTGAGTATTCGAGGTCATAAGTTTACCTCTGCCGCCAACAAGGCGTATCATAGAATCCGAGCAGAACAAGAAGCCTATATGGCAGAAGATGATCCCGAGTACTTATCAATTGGCCGTCGTCGTTACGCCTGGCTTGTTGACTACGAAGTGTGAAGAAATTTCATAATAGAGATGGACGATGGCTTTCAACAGGCTTGCCCTCGGTACGACCGCTGCCCTGCTGCCGCTCCTTAAACTTAAGTTTCCATCGCTATCTCCACCCTACACTTGATTAAATCAAGAAGGAAGGATTACTTAATGACCAGCAATGACGAAGAGAAGCCCACCAACCCTTTCAAGCTCGGCACTTTAGTCCAGCTTAGTGTTCCACCTGTGAACCCGAAACATCCACTTCTTGCGGACATCAATGAATATAGAACTCTAATGCCAGTCGGTATTATAACCCAGGAACCTTATGATCAGTTCCTTCACACGGACCATCAGATTATGGTAGAAACTTGCGTCAAGGTGGCATGGAGTCCATGTCCTCTTGCCGAAGATTTAAAGATCAATTTGGATTCTCGAAACGACGTACCCACTTGGCGGTTAAAGATTCTATCTTCATGACTTCGATTAATGACTGTGTTGAGTTTGAGGAAGATTATAAAACCGGGGCGATCGTCTACGATGAATTGACGGACACCTACGGGATTGTTTTGTGCGAACCGTATTCTGCTCCTGCGTTCATCGGTGAGTACGACGAAGAGCTTTATGAGTACAGTGTTGGAGAATACTACGAGGAGGAATATGTCCAAGTTAAGTGGACTCTAAACGAAGCAGATGAATTCACCGGGAATGTCTTGTTGCCGGAAAAACATGTACCTCTTTATCGGTTGACTGTGGTCTCAAAAGTGTAAAACCAACAATCCAAAACCTCGTGGCTTTAAATGTCAAGGATTGGAAGAGATAGCATCTAGCTCCTCCCCGTAGGGGAGAACAGCCCAAAGCATCAAATCAGAGACGTCAATCTCAAAATCAACAACCCCGTCAACTAATCCGGGACAACAAATAATAATAGATAAGAAACACAGAAGAAGAAAGAACAAGTAAGGATCCAGCAAGAGTAAGAGAAGAAAGATGTAGAACCCATCGGTAAAAATTTCCTGATCGTATAAGAAGAAAGACCCGTATGAGAACATATGAGAACGTATACAACCAAGGGAAAGTAAAGGAAAGTTAGATAGAAAGAGTATAGAAGGAAGAAGCAGAACAAGAAAGGTGACAAAAGGAAAGCAGCTAGGCAGCTAAAAGCCCTAAGGAGCCCGAAGGAAGTAAGCCAAAAGCCCGAAGGAGCCCGAAGGGCGAGCGAACGCAGTGAGCGAGTGATCAAGTATACCCTCTGTGAGTAAACGTCAACCTTTTCTTTCCAACCTGATAATAACAGGGATTTTAAGCACTTTCTTCAATAATCGTCGTTTTATTTCAGATAATTCCGGGACACATAAACAAAGGAGTAACAACAGGGACTTAAGAACAACATCCCTTAGGAGAAACTACGCCAAAACTTGACAGAACCCAGATCCGTGGTATAAAAGGATACAAGGAGAGATAAGATGGCTAGATCGGTTCGATGCACAGCGTGTTACGAGTACGGACATAATAAGCGGACCTGCCCTGAGGTTCACGCTCACCACAAGAAGGTTGAGCAAGCTATGATCAATGGCGGCTATGATTCCTTAGCGGCAATGTGCCGGGATGAGCACAGCCCGTGTTATGTTCAGAGCGATGAAGGTATCAAGATCGACTATCCCGATCGTAGGGACTACCGCTACGTTGAGGAACAGAGCCGAATAAACGAGCAACGTAAGCAGACCCCTCGCACCTGCTCCTTTTGTGCCCAAGCCGGTCACAACAAGCGAACGTGTGAGACTCTTAAACAGCACCGGGTAGACCTGCGTAACCAGACAGCCAAGGCTCACTATGCCCTAGGGGTCATCCTCAAGGATTACGGCCTCGTTCCCGGAGCGATGGTTTCACGCAAGGCATATGACTACAATTCGATGAAGCTGGTCGAGCAATACGGTTTCATCACTAGCATCAATTGGCAAGATATCGCCGAAGCAGACGATGCAGACGGGTTGCCGAGCACCTCCGATGCACTCCATTGGGGCACCCTGCGGAACAGAGTCGCTCGCCTGATGATCAATTGGTCCCCAGTTCCGGGAGCAGAGATCTCGATGTACGAAGGCTTTTCCGCCTGTGTTTCTGACTTCTCACCCCGAGAGGTTAAGAACGGGTGGAACAACTATGGCGTGGTCTCGTTGATCCCAGGGTCCAGTTGGAGTGTATCTGGCGAGGGCTACCGTGGCGAGGAGAACTACGACGATGCACCTGTCCCCGAGCAGGTGTACTGCTCCAAGAACTATTGGCTCACTGCCAATGAGCCGGTTCTCCTGGGAGAGATCTACACTCAGTCCGACATCTATCATGGTTAACTTAGGGCTCTTAGGCTCAACCCTAGCTTTAAGCTCGGGAAACATAATAGAGAAAAGACCCTTAAAAACTTGACCTTTAACGGATCCGTGGTATAAAAAGATGTAGGGGGGATACAACGAGCCCCCAAGGAGAAAAGAGATGGCTGTAGATTTCAAGACCTTTGTTAACGTCGCTCCCCATGTAAGCGGTGCTCGCCTGCCCATCCTACTTCGTGGTCGCCACGGGGTTGGCAAGTCCCAGGTGGTATACCAGATGGCCATCACTTTGGGTTTAGATGTAGTCGAGCGTCGTGCCAGCCAGATGACCGAGGGTGACCTTATTGGTCTGCCTACCATCGAGAACGGTGCTACGATCTTCAATCCCCCGGAGTTCTTCAAGGCCTGTTGCGATGAGCCCAAGTTGCTTTTCCTGGACGAGGTTGACCGTGCGGTGCTCGAAGTACGCCAGGGTCTGTTTGAATTGACCGACAGTCGGAAGCTGAATGGTCACGACCTTCACCCTGATACGGTTATCGTTGCAGCCATCAATGGTGGCGAGCACGGTGAGCAGTACCAAGTTGGGGAAATGGATCCTGCCGAACTCGATCGTTGGACCGTGTTCGATGTCGAGCCTACTGTTGAGGACTGGTTGTCCTGGGGCAAGGAAAACATCGATGGTCTTGTTTGGGACTTCATCAACCAGAATCGTAGCCATCTTGAGCACAAGGGTGAGTTTGAGCCCAACAAAGTGTATCCGAGCCGTCGGTCCTGGCATCGCCTGAACGATGTATTGGTCGCTTCGAACCTTCTTGAGGAAGCCAGCCCAGCAGTGTTTACTCTGGCCCAATCCTTTGTCGGCTTCGAAGCTGCTGTTACCTTCAACGACTTCGCCAAGAACTACGAACGTCAGGTCACTGTCGATCAGTTGCTCGACGGCTCTAAGCTTAAGCAGTTGAAGGGTTTCGGTCTCAACGAGCATTGTGCTCTTATCGAAAAGCTTGATGCTGCCGAAGTACTCGCCTCGGAAACCACTGACAGCCAGTGGGAAAACCTTGCTACCTATATGACCATCCTTCCTAGCGAAGCGGGTCTTAAGCTGATGCAAGTCATCATGTCCCTAGCTTCGAAGGGTAAAGCCGAGCTTCTGGTTAAGTTTCACTCCTGCAAGGTTAACGGGGTTTCCATCGGGGACTACCTGAACAAGATCCTCGCAGCGGACAAGAGGAAGAAAGAGGAGGTCTAAAATGGATTCTACAGGTATCCTAATCACCTATGGTATTGGCTTTGTTGTCGGTTGGCTCGCATGCTGGGTCTCAGACGTGATCAAGATTCCGGCTGTTGTTGAAGCTTGGCTTGAAAAGAATGAAGCGGGCAATTCTCGGGATAAAGACGAATAAACTTGACGTACGTCGTATCCGTGGTATAAATGATTGTAGGAGAGATACAAACAATGTCTTTTGATCTCAATCAACATATGGCTCGCCTTCTACTGAACGAGCCTTTCTTTGCCTCCCTGTCTCGCAAGATCAACAAGGTGGAAAACCGCTCTGTCCCAACGGCCGGCGTTCGCATTACCGAGGACGGTCGATTTGAGATGGCGTACAACCCAGAATTCTTTGAGAGCCTGCCGGATGAGCAGCGACTTGGAGTTCTTAAGCACGAGTTCTACCACTTAGTATTTGAGCACGTCACGACTCGACGTATCATCGGCGTGGATTTTAAGATCCAAAACATCGCTATGGACCTGGCGATCAACAGTCACCTTCGGGGTCAATTGCCGGAGATGGCTTGTATGCCTGGTGTCGGTCCCTTTAAGGACTATCCGGCCGGGTTGAGCTTCGAAGCCTACCTTGCGATGATCCAGGAGGATCAAGAAGAGCGTGAGAAGTCCAAGGACGGCGAAGGCGAGCCCCAAGAGGGCGACGGCGGTTCCTGCGGGTCAGATGGTCCTGGCAGCGAGTTGCCTGAGAATTCCTTTGATGATCACGACGGCTGGTCTGAGGCCGGCGACGTAAGCGATGATGCCAAAGCTATGGCGGCTGAACGTCTCAAGCAAGATCTAAAAGAGGCGGCAACTGAATCAGCAGCTAGCGGCCAAGGCTGGGGTTCCGTCCCCAAGCAAGTCCAGCGGGATATCTTGGAGCGTCTTAAGACTGTCGTCGATTGGCGGAAGGTGCTACGGTACTTCGTTAAGACCTCTCAACGAGCCCACAAGCGTTCGAGTGTTAAGCGGATCAACAAGCGTTATGCTTACATCCATCCCGGTAAAAAGATCAAGCGTACGGCTAAGATTGCTATCGCTATTGATCAGTCTGGAAGTGTAAACGATGAGATGCTTGCGATGTTCTTTAGTGAGCTAAATAGCCTTGCTAAGTTAGCAGAGTTTACGGTCATTCCTTTTGACACTCGTGTTGTAGAGGATAAGGTCTATACTTGGAAGAAGGGCAAGCGTCAGGCTACTGAGCGTGTGTCGTGCGGTGGTACGGACTTCAATTGTGTCGCTGACTACACTAACGGTCAATCCTTTGACGGTCTGATCATGCTCACTGACATGGAGGCTCCCAAGCCCAAAGCAACCAAAGCTCAGCGGATGTGGATCACCACCCAGGCTTGTGCCGAACGTCCCTACTTTAAAACCAACGAACGAGTAATCGCCATTCGGCCATAATCTCGGGACATATAATAAACAATCTAATAGAAGCAACAACGGCTAATATAGAAGCCACAAAGGAAAAGGAAGAGGACAATGGCTAGAACACGCAAAGGTGATAAGGAAGCTCTCAAGGCTAAGGGAACTAAGAAGACCCGCCAAGGAAGTGGAACTTACACCAAGACCCCCAGTAAGGGATCTGACCCAAATCGCACCAGTAAGAACTACCGCAAGAAGTACCGTGGCCAAGGCCGCTGAACCAACCCTAACTAACAACAAACAAACAACAACCGGCTAAGGAGCCAAACAATGATGAATTTTATTACCGACCCTTCATTTCACAGCCTTGTAATGAACATTCTCTCGATCACCTTCTTATACCTCATTGCCGCCAACATTGGCGAAAGCCAACAGCAGCTTAAGCGTCTCGCCGACGAAGCCGACCGACGTCGTGGTCTTGAGCAGGCACTCAACGAGGAATTCAACGAGCTATACGCCTTCGCTGATAACAAGCAACAGTAAACCTTCCGGAGTCAGGCTAAGGGGTTTTTTATTGATCTTCCCCCTTGGCCTGTGTTGGTTACAAGGTAGAGCCCAGCCATCGTGCTGGGCTTTGCTTTTATTAGGGTAAAAACTTGACACCTGCTCTATCCGTGGTATAAATAATATGCGGGAGGGATAGACCTCCTGGGGAGAAACAAGATGAACAATCTCGAATCAGCCTTCGCCATGGCCCGTAGTCACCTGCGTAGCCTCCAGTCGGCAGCCATCAACAACACCGCCGGCGGCCAAGCCAACGAATGCCTTCAAGGTATGATCGATGCCCTTGACGCCCTTCAGGACAACAAGGAGGGTGCCTTCCGCCCCCGTGTCCCAGCCTTCAATCAATAAATCTCGGGAAACATAAAAATAAAAGTTGACATACCTGATAAGCATGGTATAAAAGAGATGAGGAAAGGGAGAAACAAATATGAAACTCCAAGCTGCACTTAAGAAGATCAATGCCCGAGCCAAGAAGGTCGGCGTTGAAGTAAAGATCTCCCTTCAAGACGAGAACTCTCATCGGCATGAGGCCTATGTTCACTTTGAAGGCTCTAACCAGACCATCAGTTTTTATACCAGCCGTAATGGTAAGGACGATATCCACCTTATCAAGGTAACTCGTGATGGTGATGTGAGCGACCCTCACACCGATTACTTCGCCGGGTCTTTCGTAGACAACCTCACCCAGGCCCTCAATTGGGTTGCTCCTCTGCCGCCCAAGTATCGTGTCGGCTCGATTGTCCGCTTCAAGGACAACAAGCGTAACGGCCGTTGGAAGCTTACTGGTCAGGTTGCCATGGTGACCGCTGCCAACAACGGTGGTAGCTACCAAGTCCAGTTCGCTGACGCCGAAACAGGCCACGGTCCTGTCAACTACCTTTCGACCTATTCAGAACGTGACCTCGAACTCCTAAGCTAATCTCGAAACACAAAGAAAGAGAGATAAAGAATGAACACCTTATCCAACTATCTAATCGCCCATCCTGTACAATACGCCATAAGCATCAGCCTGATCACCGCTGCCAACACGGTAGTCGTCCTACACTTCCTCGGCTTCCTGTAGCCCAGGTACCTAAAAAGAAAAGAGAATATAATGATCCGCCTCGCTATTGTTATCGCCATTGCCTACTACTCTGTCGGCTATGCCTTAGAGAACCCTAACCAGGCCTCACACTTACGCCAATCAGCTTCTAACGTAGTCTCTACAATCTACAATAAGGTATCATCCCTAATCTCGGGAAACAAAGATAATAAAAATAATGTAGAAGTAGTAATGCCACAACAAGAAGTAACCATCCATATCTAAAAGGAAATAGAGATTAACTCTATAGAAAACAAGGAGAGAAGTTATGTTTATTCGAACCCCATTTTTAATTGAGGTGGACGCCAACAACCGACCTACTGTTGATGGTCACAACCGCATGCAAAGCTTTATTAAGCATTACGAGGCTACTCGTGAACAGTTTGCCCTGCGTAACGCTGGTATCCCCCTGACTGAAGCCGAACGTCAGCGAGCAACGGACACCGACTAACCTCGGCACATAAACAAAAAAGAAAGATAAGAGATAGCACAATGGAATTAGAACTACAACTCGAATACTTTGACGCTATTGATAGAGCCGCCCAGAATATGGTTAAGCCTGAAAGTAGCTACCCACAATATATGATGGACGTCCACAACATCACTACACGATTCAATGTAGACCTAACCGTAGCAACAGAGGATATCTTCAATAGTAATATCCTGATGGAGAGCTAACCAATGATCACCGTACACCAGCACAGTGGCAACCAGCAACACGTTACAACCCTGTGCTACACAGAGGAAGATGCCTGGGAAATCGTAGACGAACTCGAACATAGAGACATCGCCTGGTCAATTCAAATCAAAGAATAACTCCTGATAATCTCGGGACACAAACAAATAAATAAACAATAACATATAAAAGGAAAGGAACTAACAATGACTAACGATACTAAAGATCTAATCAGAATCATCGCAATCGTAGCAGCAGGAAGTTTCTTAGGATCACTACTAGCCTTAAGCGTTTTCTAAAGGTTGAAAGAAAAGACTTGACAGGGGTAGGAGGAGGTGGTACCATAGGGGAGCGATATACCGGGATCTAAGTCCCCCGGAGGGGGGTAGGTAGTATATGCCGACTTAGTACGTCTTCACCGACGCCCCAAAAAATATCAGATAATGGAAATTTCCAAGCCTTAAAAAATCGCCGCCAAAAAAATTCCAGAGATCCTACTTCCTATATGGATCCAAACACTACCGTCCAAGTTAAGTTTGATCTTCAACCAACTACGGTAGAACAACAATCCATCAACGAACAATATGGAATATTTCAGAAGTACACCTACCTAGACTGTGGAGTTCCCTTGTGTGTCGTGTTCTTGCCACATAACGATACGACTCATAGATTTCGGGAACAAGACTTAAAAATAATCTCATTAGAAGAGTATACAAGAGGAAGAAAACCGGACAGCGAACCCAAGGAGCCATCATGAACAAACGAATTCCAAACGGATCAGCAGTATCCATCCAGCACCCCACGCTCACCAGTCATCCACTCAATGGTAGAGAGGGTGTAGTTATCTCTTGGGTTTGTAGAGGTCGAGACGGCAACCACTATTACGACGTGGTAATCGGAGATAAAGCCGGCCAAGCTCCTGCCCTAGCAATGCTATCCGATCTTTTCCTCAAGCCCTTAGGGCCACCAGAGGATCCCATGGCCGTTCACGAGGACATTGACATCCACACTAAACTTACTACGGAACTCTCAACTTTCCTAGGATGGCAGCCCAACTACAGTCTCCTGTAGCCTCGGGAAACCAAACAAAACAAATAATAGAAAAGATATAAAAACACAGGAGGAGGGTCACTGTGAAGTTTAAAGCAAATTTAGGGGATCATCTACTAGCAGCAGCCATTACCTTGATCATTATCACTGCCTGCTACCTGTAGCCTGTATCTTAATCGGACACTGAGGCTAAATACATTATGAAGCCCAAACTCGGCCAACTAATAAAAGTAACGATCAGGGAAACGACGGTTAAGGTCGATTCCAAGGAGGATCCGATCGGAGAGTCTGAGGTCATAGAGGATATTTCTCTAGCGATAATCACCTCCCTCAATGCTATAGTCGATGACGACGGCGAGCACCCAATTGCTGAGGTACTATACCATGACGGTGCCACAGGACTTATCCGCCCAGAAAATCTCAGAGTAGAGAGAATTCGCACAGACACTATAGCCAATCCCTACTTCTTTGACGGCTACGCCAATCACCCGGATGATCTTGTCACTGTAAGAGTAATCACTGAAGAGATTATCGAACTACTCTAATCTCGGGCAAAGCACAAAGCAGCCTATTCCCTCGCTCACTGCGTTCGCTCGCCCTACGGGCTTTTGGCAGTCTACTCCCTCGCTCTCTCGGGGCATACACATAAAGATATAATAATAAAACACATTATAAATTATAGACATTATAGTATAGAGAGTGGTAGATTATTGAGTAGGGAGATAAAGGGTAGAAGTTGTGGACTAAGGGTATATCCCTATCAGGGTGTGGACTAGGGAGCCTATGGCTTAGCAGTCTCGGCAGCCAACGTTTACACTGCGTGAAACGGTAAAGCTCGGGAGCCCCACCCTAAGCTCCCTGTACCACCTTTAGCAACACCCAGCCTTTCTTTGACTTTTGTATATTTTGTGTTATACTTGTACCACACCTGGACCACACGGAGAACGGCATGCGGCATATTAGAGTTGGCGATCTTGTTTATAAGGTTAGACACCAAGGCTCGCTCGGGCGAACGGCAAGTAAAGCTGAACCCCCGAAAAAGGTAGGGATCCCTGGTCTTGTGATGGAGATGTATGAAGAGTCGGATGACAATGGTAATGTCTGGGCTCTCTGTATTCCACAATTCCGGGTTAGATTCCCTGGGGAAGTGAAAGATTTCTGGTTCCACGAGCACGATTTAGTTAGTACGAAATAAATACTATAGAGCGTACACCCTTAACCCTTTAGATTCACAGGTATCATTATGTTAGCTTTTTTCATCATCCTTATGGCCCTAATCGGCTTTCACGAGCTTGGCCACTTATTGGCAGCCCGATCCTTAGGGGTGCCGGTCAAGCGATTCTCCATTGGCTTTGGTCGGCGTCTAATCGGTATCCGCCTGTGGAACATTGATTGGTGTATTAGTTTATTGCCTTTGGGTGGATATGTTTCCTTTGGAGATGTTGATAATCCACAAGAAGATGCGGTAGAGGCGTTCTTTGGAATACCACCCCTTAAGCGAATCATTATTGCTTTTGCTGGTCCTGCGTTTAACCTTGTTCTTCCTTTTATTTTATATTTCTTTGTGATGTGGGTTGGTCCCGCATTTATGCAAGTGGAGCGAGGTGCGGATGCACCGAGCGGGGCTGTTGTTCGTAACATGCCTGTAGGCTGGGCAGCCCACTATTCTTGGAAGATCTCCACTAAGATGTACGGTGATGTCTGGGAAGCTCTTGGTGGCATGGTTTCTAAGGGAGTATCTACAAAAGATGTAGGTGGACCCATCATGGTCTACAAGAGCACTGAGTATGTTTTGGAAGCCGGCGAGTCAGGGGAGGATCCATTCCTCATCTTCGATTGGATTGCCTTGCTCTCTATTAATCTGGGTATTATGAACCTGTTACCTATCCCTGTCTTAGATGGTGGCCATATTTTGCTGGCTAAGATTGAACTGCTAAGAGGTAAGCGTCTTTCTAATCGTGCCTTAAATATTTTCTCGGGGATTGGAGTGGTGCTTGTATTGTCTCTTGTTGCCTTCTGTCTGTGGGCTGATATTGTGCGGTTCGTTCTTTAAGATGTTGGTTTTGTCTACCGAAATTTTCAACGGCTGAAGGGTGGGTTGGAAAAATGCCTTTTGTAGGTTTTTTTTCCTAGGGCTTTCGTACTTATAATATAAAATACTCTGATTTTTTTAGTCGGGGGGTTATATTATTTTTTTTATGGAGGCCTACTACAATGCCCATCGCTCGTATTACAAACATAACATCCAACGGTGTAACCCGAGAAGCATCTTATTCTGCGACGCCTGCACCGGGGTCTGCTGATGGTTTGCAGAAAACTGCTGGCCAGTCTAGCCTGTTCGTCTATTCCCGTGCAGCTGTTACAATTTCCACTCGTTCTTCTATAACCGGCGTCTGGACCGCAGGGGGTACACTTACAGGTGCTGTCGGAGATCGAGGAGCGATGGTTGGATGGGAAGACATCGACCGCATTCTCGTCTCTGCCAATGATGGGTCAGAAGACCATACTATTCGCTATGTCCCTATATCATCCGGCGGGACGACTTCAGGTATTTCTATTGGAAGCCCAAGTAGTGTAACCGCCTGGACCGCTTTATCTGATACGCCCGCTTCCTTCACTGGGAAAAGCGGCTACGTCGTCCGCATTAAAGAAACCGAAGATGGTATTGAACTAGTCGCTGCTGCTGAACTCGGGGTCACTGGTCCTGCTGGTCCTGCTGGTCCTGCTGGTGCTGCTGGTGCTGCTGGTGCTGCTGGTGCTGATGGTGCTGATGGTGCTGCTGGTGCTGATGGTGCTGATGGTGCTGATGGTGCTGCTGGTCCTGCTGGTACTGCTGGCGTTATGTCATCGCCCTGGTCGATCTCTGCTAGCGGCGCCATCCTTCCAGACGCTAGCAATGCCTATGACATAGGCTCAGCAGAGAAGAAAGTTAGAGATTTGTTTGTATCAGACAACTCGTTATGGGTTGGCGACACTCACAAGATATCAACTTCTGACGGTACTTTTAAGTTCAAAAAGAGAAAAGCAGCACTCCCAGCGAGACTAGCAGGAGTAGCACTAGATCCTGAAGATGGCGACGGATCCTCTCTTTCGCTCGCTCGCCTAAGGATATTAGCTGCCCGACAAGGAGTCGATTTTGAGGGTCTCTTATTAGATAGTGACTTTGACGAAGAGATTTCTGGCTCCGGCGCAATAGGTCCGCAAGGAATCCCAGGCCCGACAGGCGCAACAGGCGCCCAAGGTCCTGCCGGAGCAGACTCTGTAGTTCCTGGTCCTGCTGGTCCTGCTGGTCCTGCTGGTCCTGCTGGTCCTGCTGGTGCTGCTGGTGCTGATGGTGCTGATGGTGCTGCTGGTGCTGCTGGTGCTGATGGTGCTGCTGGTCCTGCTGGTACTGCTGGCGTTATGTCATCGCCCTGGTCGATCTCTGCTAGCGGCGCCATCCTTCCAGACGCTAGCAATGCCTATGACATAGGCTCAGCAGAGAAG